TGGCTCGGTCTTACGTGTAGGGTTATGCAATTTTACACAATGGAATGCATAGTTATGCAGAGTTACACTGCACGAGGGGTGCATAAGACCAGGTCAGAGGCATTTCTGCATAAGCCTGCATGGCCACCTGCATAGTCATTCCCTGACGACCCGTCAGAAACCAGGCATCGAGGGGGGTATGCGAGGCTTCGGACCCTGGTGGAGGGGGGTATGGCTCACGATTCGGAGCCTCGCGCGAGGCGGCACCCAGGGTGTGTCGCAGTCATCGCAGATCGGCCTCCCGGTGTAGCTCATGACGACGCCGCGCCGGTCAACGGTGACGAGCACCTCAGGCATGCCGGCGTCAGGGTCCGGTTCGAGGCGGAACCAGGTCGAGCCGCAGCTACAGGTACCGCCGTCGTCGCTCACGGCTTCGCCTGACCCCAGGAGACGAACGCCACGAGCAGGCAGAAGCCGGCGAGGACACCGCTGGCGGCCGACACCGGCCAGGGAATCCAGCCAGCCAACTCAGCCACCGTGGACAGGCCCATGATCGCCGCAAAGGCGACGAGTGCGTGGCGGGTCATCCCTCGTCCATGTTCGCCTTGAGGTTCTCGCTCGCCATCAGGAACGCCAGGCCCGCCCCGGCCCAGCACCAGAAGGGCAGGTCCACGACGAGGGTACCCCAGAACATCAGAGCGACACCGGCGAACATCTGGGCGATGTCGCACAAGTCCTGCCGCAAGGCCCTGCTCTGTCGTAGTCGCTCGACCATCCTCTCGACGGTAGCTGATATCGTGCTCACGATGACGACCACTGCCGAGCTGATCATCCACCTCGACAACGCCGACGGCGAGGTCGTGTGGTGGGCCGAGTCACCTCAGGTACCTGGACTCACAGCGGCCGCTTCGTCGCTGGCCGAACTCCGCGAGCTGGCCATGAAGGCTCTGCGCGATGAGCTGTCGCCGACAGTCGAGGTGGTCGAGATACTCTAGGCCAGCCGCCTCCTCCCGAAAGACCGTGAAGCGCCAGGGATGCAGCCCGCCCGTGTGGTTGGTCTCCTGTGCAGGGATCGTGACCTCGGGAGGCGGCGGCTGGGCAGGATCGTCATCCCCGGGCCGGCCTCTTACTCGTCCCGAGTCGGGTCCCACCCAGCCAGGTCCGACGATAGCCTCCCGGCCATGGCTGACATCGAGCAGTTCGTCGTCCCGTTCAAGGTGGCCTTGGAGTTTGAGTCCGGGCTCACCGTCGCTGGCGCCACCCCAGCGGACGCCGAAGCCACGGTCCTGGCGGTGCTCGGGAGCCTCCGGCTCGTCAGCGACGATGGCCACGGCTCGATCATCCCGCTCGACGGCGACCTCTCGGTATCGGACTGCCAGATGCTCGAACCGCAGAAGGTCGAGGGGGGCACGGAAGGGGTCGCCGCTCGCGGCGACCGTAGCCTAGCACGAGAGCCTGGCACGGAAGAGGAGCCCGGCGCCGGCTAGCGTTGCTATCCTCTCTCCCATGGGGAGTGCGGACAGTCGCCTGCCGCTGGCAACAACGGCACCTGTGATAAGGCAGCAAAGTCGGCTGACGCACTCTCCTGTGATAGCTTGACGGGTCCGCGGGTCCTCCACCCTGAGGCCTGCGGGTCCCAACACACAGCCGTGCCCCTCGACCGCTCTGTCGCACGAATGGTCGGGGGGCACGGTCGCGCATAGGAGGAGGTAGCCTCACGACTACAACAACGACCCTCGCGCCCGGCGGGCGCAGAGGAAAGGCGGGCAATCAAGGTGAGCAATCCCAACATCCCTCAGTCCACCGCGCAGCAGGCGCCGCAACCGGCGTACTACCAGCCGGCTCCGGTACGCGCTGGCACCGGCTGCCTCAGGCCGGCGCTCATCGCCGGCAGTGTCATCGTCGGACTGTTCCTGGGTCTCCTGATCCTCGGCGGCATCCTCGCTAGCACTGATGAGCCCGGCAAGGGCTCGGCTGTGGTCCGCAGCGACGAGCCGGCCAGCATCGAGTCCAGCGTGTCCACGCCGGTTCCCCCGGCCAGCGGCGGCCAGGACGTCTACGCCATCGGCGAGACGGCACACTCCGGGGACTTCGACGTCACCGTCCATGCCGTGCAAGACCCGTACACCTCGACCAACCAGTTCGAGACCCCCCAGGCCGGGCAGCGCTTCGTCGCTGTCGAGGCGACGGTCACCAACACCAGCGACGAGCCCCTGCCGTTCTCGACGCTCGTCGGGGTCGAACTCATCGATCAGATGGACCGGGCGTACTCGATCGCGATGGCGGGCACGGACCTGCCTCAGCTCGACTCCATGACCGTGGCACCCGGAGCGGCCCGCCGAGGGTGGGTCGTGTTCGATGCTCCGCCCGACGCCACCGAGCTGCGCATCCGGATCAAGGGCAACCTCACGGCCACCGGGTCACTGTTCCAGCTCTGAGGGCTGGCACACCGCTAGCCGTGGCGCTAGCTTCACTCAGATGAACAGCGACACCGATGTCGACGTTGACGGGCGCCCGGCCAAGGAGTCGGGGCGCCCGTTGACCTACGCTGGGATCGTCCCGTGGCAGGTGGCGGGTCGACCCCAATCCCGGCTACGGGGCGGTGTCGGCGATCAGATCGGCAACAGCGGGCCGTGATGCGCTCTCGTCTGCCTCACACGCTTTGACGAGGCCGAGCAACGTCAGAGTGCCCGCCGTCAACGCCAGTCCGTGCCAGAACACCTGCTCCCAAAGCGGCCGCTTCTCCATCTCCCCTTTATATCCAAATGACTAAGAGCGACTACGTCCGAGAGCAAGTTTTCGAGTTCTTCAGGCGCAGAGACCTCGTGCCTGGCTTGTTTGACACGAAGGACGAAGAGCCACCCTCGTGCTGGCGATTGCACGCGCTGGACCCTCTGAGTCCCGATATGGCTCTGTGTCAACGTGGAAAGCGTCGTCGCAGTCGTTGCAGCCCCGCTTCCTGGCGAGAGCTGTTGATCCATCCTTGCCGTAGGTGCACTGAGAAGTACATCTACCACTTGCTCCGGGGAGGGCTCAGGAGTCTGGTTGATGAGAGGGACGAGAGCCGTGCCTGACTACGAGTTCAAGGTCTTACAGGAGACCCATTCTCTCCTTGCAGGTCTGCAGGTGCTAGCGTGCCGCCTCTATGACACCAAAGATGAAGATAGGGCTCGTGCTGGTGTGCGGCGTCATCAGCGTCGCTACACCGGTCCCGGCGGGAGCGTCCTCGGGCCTCACGTGCGAGGATTTCCCGACTCAGATCGATGTCGCGGGAAGCAACTTCGGCACGTACGACTCGACCAACTTCGATGAGAACGACAACGGCATCGGCTGCGAGGCGAACCCCGGGCCGCCCACCGCCTACGATCTCACGAAGGTCCCGCCCACTCCGATCACCACGACGGTGCCCACGACCACCCCAGCCCCGACGACGACCGCACCCCCGGCAGCCCCGACCCCCGAGCCGGCTCGACCGGTCGTGGTCGCTCCCACCTTCACCGGCTAGGCAGTTCTCGCCCTCGAAGGGGTCCGGAGAAAACCCCCACGGGAGGCGAACCAAAGGGAGCGCCGGCTCAGGCCGGCGCTCCCTTGCGCGTCCTGCTAACCTTTCGCTCGATGATCTATCAAGCCGTAGGCCCGCTGTGAGGGTCTCGCCACGGCTGCGCTTCGTGGCACAGGGCGACACGACCTTCCACGACCGTTGGCCGGACGGGGTTTTCAGGTTCTGGCCGTCCCACTCGATACAGCGGCTGCTCTGTCTGGTGAGCGGCCACGTGCCGATCGCCGATCAGTGCAACAACCCCGAGCACGACTACTGCGCGTGGTGTCAGAAGTCGATGCCGAATGGGGCTCCCGAGCATCAGAGGCCAGCGTGAGCTATGGCGACTAGACCCACCTCTGAGGAACTCGAAGTGCTTGAGGTCATCCGCGCGACCGAGGACGGCGAGTTGTCCTCGAAGAAGGTCGTGGAGCACTTTCGAGGGCAGAAGACCTCCACGAGGGTGATCAACATCCTCGATGCTCTCTGGCAGAAGCACTGGCTCGTCAAGCGCTATCCCGATGTCTACATGCTGTATGAGAAGACCTCTGCCTCCACTGATGTAAGAGGAGTTGACCATGCGAACGCCACCGCTGCTGAGTGATGTTCGATGAGCGTTGCAACGGATAGCAACGTTGTAGTCCTTGATGTCGGCGCTCGTTCGGACCTCAGGGAGTGCGACAGGTCGGCCCGGGGCCACGCCTGGTTCGAGGCTGACGACCCAGGCACCTGGCAACCTGATCGCAAGTACTTCGCCAGGCTGGTGGACAAGTGCCTTCGGTGCGATACGTACCGGTTCCGGGGGTGCAACGCCTACGGCGAGGTGGAGTCGATGTGGTACAGCTATCCCGACGACTGGCCCGACCGCTGGGGTGTAGGGAACGATCGCCCGGACGGTGCCGAGATTCGGCGACAGCAGATCATCGAGGCAAACAGGAGACGTCGGCGACGGCGAGCCCGGTGATGGGGGTGTACCGTGGCACCTATGACGGCTACTGACCCTCACCTCGCCCGGCGCGTCGGCCGGGCGATCAGTGGATTGCTCTGGGGGCTCGCCGCGTTCCTCATGTGCGCGGCCATCTTCATTCTGCCCGTCACCGGTCTCATCTGGGTCGGTTGGAGTCACACCACCGAGCCAATCACCGACGGCTACGAGCTGCCGACGGGCTCCGGCGCCTCCATGGACGGCGAGGTCCCGTGAACTACTGGGAGCACCCCAGCTACGTCAAGCCCCCGCCTCCCGCTCGGGAAGGGGTCGGTAGCGGCCTAGTCCGAGTCATCTGGATCTACGTCATGATCGGCGCAGCTACGTATGCAGTCGTACGGAGCGGGCTCCTCGAAGCGCTGATCACCAAGGCGCTCTCGTGACGGAAGTCACACTGTCTACCACTTGTGTCCACCAATTCGATGATATAGGGTCACTTCTATTCGGCTAGGGAATCTACGCCCTGGCCGAGAGCGATCCGGCAAGCAGCTGGGTTGAGGATCGAAACCCTGTAGAGCGTTCAGACTTCTGACAAGACCCCCGCCTTCGGGCGGGGGTCTTTCGCGTACCCCTCATGGCATCGACGCTGCAAGGCGAGTTCGAGTAGATGCCCCTAACCCGCTGCCTCTCCTGCGGTGGGCTCATCGACTCGAAGCTCAGCCGGCACCCCGAGTGCGCCAAGGCCGTCAAGGACGAGCGCAACCGCCAGGCGTATGCGCTCGGGCCATGCCCTCAAGACGGGGATTGCGGTATCTGCTCTGGCCTACGCGGTCCGGCGACTGCCGATGACCCCTTCGTCTGGCATCACGCTCCCAAGCGCTTCATCGACGGGGGGCTCACCGTGGTTCCTGCGCACAAGAGCTGCAACGAACGCCTCAAGCGGACCAACGCCACCAAGCCTCACTCATGACTGACTCACGCCGAACGACCGTTGTGTCATTGACAGTTGTCACCGAGGTCGAGGAGCACGTGACAAAGGCGGCTGAGGCGTTCGCTCGGATAGCTGCCGGGCTCGTTCTCGATGGCATCACTGTGAACCTCAACCTGGGTCAGGTTGACGACGATTCATGACTAACTCCCTCCCCAGCAAGATCTATCTAGTCGACCGGGTCCCGCCTCCGTCAGAGGAGCGCGGCGAGTTCCGGGCACCGTACGGGCCGCTCCGTCGCTTCTACGCGATGTGGTCCCACGTGAAGCTCTTCATCGGAGCGCACAGCGGCCCCTACAACCGCGCCCACGGCGCTGGCAGCAACTTCAAGGTCTACGAAGCCGACGTCGAATGGCGAGAGGTGAACATCAATGGACGATGATCTCGACTACAACCTACTCGCCCTTCGCCAGGCGCTCTGGGATGTCTATGCTGAGCTTGGCTTCGACACCGACGGCGACAAGACGCCGGCAGGCGTCCGGGATCTGCGCCGCCTTGTGGTCAGTGCAGCGAAGGGACTCCGCAGCGACTACGACGCTGTCCTTGACGAAGTCGATGGTCTGATCAAGCAGACCAAGCAACTCCCCTCGGCCGCGAAGCGGCTGTTCACGCTCAGCGACATGGATCGGCCGTGATCCCTCCGGTGTGGATCATCGAGGCGCCGACATGACCCGGCCGAGCAGCGAGAGTCATGTGCTCTGGCAGTGCTTCCGTCACTTCGTCCACATCGACAAGGCCAACGCAGCGATCCATTGCGCCCAGGTCCGATACAGCCCGCTGACGTTCCGATTGGCCGAGCTACTCCACGCTTCGGAGTTCTACGACGAACTGGCGCCTGAGCCGGCTGAGATGCTGCGCTCGGTTATCGGCGACCTCGGCACCTACGAGGAAGACAGCGGACGATGACCGGTCGCAAGCCGAGCGATCGACGGCAGAACAGAGAGACCAAGGATCTCCCCCCCGAGGAGAGCTGGCCTGAGGGGGCCATAGAGCCCCCTCAGGCCCCGCAGGGGCTGAGCGAAGACATCGAGGCTGCCTGGGTTGCCTTCTGGCGGCTAGCGCCTCTGAGCCGGCGTGTGAGCGACGCCGACCTCTTGCCTCTTATGCGGCTCTTCCAACTCTATGAGGTCTACCGGCGCTCGATCTCCGATTTCATGGACGAGCCCTACGTCACGGGTGAGCGCGGCAAGATCGTGGCACACCCGGGGTGGAGCATCGCCAATGCAGCGATGCGACAGATCCTTCCGCTTGAGCGGCAATTCGGAGTCACTCCGAAGGCCCGAGCGGAGCTGGGCGTCAGCCTCGACCTCGCGAGCAATCCCAAGAAGGGCGATGGGGTTGTCGACTTCACCGAGGACGACGAGTAGATGTCCGAGCGCAGCCCTCAGGCCGAGCACCTGCGTTATCTCGCCAACGATCTTCGCTCTGCTGGCGACGTCCTGATGGTCAACATCAGCGAAGATGGCGTTGGTGACGCTGGCATCACGCTCGCCGACATGTTGTGGTTAATCGCAGTTGAACTCGACGGCCACTTTGAAGTGGAAAGCGACGGCGATGAGTGAGCGACTGCTCTCGCAGACCTCCGCATACCCTGACTTGCTCGCTGAGATGGTGAGCCGCCTTCGGTACAAGGCGGAATGGAAGTTCACCTTGGAGACCCTCGACCGTGGCCAAGGCTCCCACGGTCTGACGCTGTGCATCTTGATCAACACTCCGGACAGTTATCACCCGGAGACGCGCAGGTCGGTCGTGCACTACTTCATCGTCCCCGCTGCCGCATATGACGAACAGTCCTGGCGGCGCTGGCTGTTTGATCGCGTGCTCGACGTCGAGACGCATGAGGCCTGCGAGTTCTTTCAGATCGCCGATGAGCACCCGTACGCACCTAACCATGGCCCGGGTCGCGATCCCTATGTGATCTTCGAGTACGCAACCGATGAGCATCGCCGCACTTCGTTCAGGGGCGAGGTTGCTAACGCATGATCGCAACCCTCGGCCCTGAACAGCGCAGCTTGGGCAAGTACGCCGTTCGTTGGTGCGAGCAACGCCTGATCCACGGCGAGGGCGACGTCTTCGGCGAGCCCTATCAGCTCCTCAACTGGCACAAGGACTTCCTCTACGATTGGTACGTCTGGGACGACTCCCTCCACCAGTGGTGGTTCAACGAGGGCCTTGTAGGAGCTGAGTCCGGAGCGTCGAAGACCGAGTTCTTCGCTGCCGTTGCTGTCTTCGAGATGGCGGCTGCTCGCACTGGGGACTACGGCTGGGACCGGCTCCCCATCGAGTTCAAGCGCAAGACTCCCATCGTCACCATGGCGGCTGCTAGCCGTGAGCAGGCTGGGGAGCTGTTCCGCCAGGCGCAGGCCATGTGTGGTGGAGAAGAGGGCGCCAGGACTGGGCATCGTCTCGGCCGCGATCTCTTCAACGTCTTTGCCAACAACATCGAGTTCAAGGATGGCGCTCCTGGTCGCATCCAGCGAGTTGCCGCGAAGGACTCGACCTCGGAGGGCGGCAAAGAGTCCTTGTTGCTCGGAGACGAGCTTCACGAGTGGCGAGGCAAGATCGCTCGCGTCTGGACGGTCCGAGCTAAGTCACTCACCAAACGCATGGGGAATCCTGGGAGAGCTGTCGGCATGTCCACGGCCGGTGTCGGCCGTGGCTCGATGCCACCCAAGGATGACGACGCTCTGTTGTGGCGCATGTTCGCCCGCGGGATCATGGAGAAGGGCAATCCCGATAGCCGTTTCTTGATGGACTGGGTGCAGCCTCCCGACGACATCATCTATGCCCGCAACGATCCCAAGCGCATCTACGAGGCGCTTCGAGGTATGCGAGCTGCGGATCAGACGTGGTCGGTCGAGACGCGAGCCCAGGAGATCCTTCAGGGCAAGATTCCGTGGCCTGACGCGCTCCGCTACTACTTCAATCTCTTTGTCAACCTAACCGTGGAGAGTTGGCTCAATGAGATGCCCGGCGTGTGGGAAGAGTGTCAAAGCGAGGATGCTGCTCCTCCGGATGGTAGTGATGTTGTCGTCGGTGTGGATATGGCACTGGCTCATGATTCAGTTGGACTTGTTGTCGCCGGTTTTCTCCCTGATGGTCGTATTGGCTGGTGGCATCGCCATTATCCACCAGTTGACGGAAGGATCGACCACGTTGCCGTCTTCAACTACATCGTCGGAGTCATCGCCAACAGATGGAAGATCAAGTCCCTGACCTACGACCCTCGCTTCTTCGAGCTGCCGGCTCGGATGATCGAGGACTACGGCTTCCAGGTCGTTGAGTTCAAGCAGTCCGTCGAGCGGCTAGTCGTCGCCGACGGGCTCCTCTATGAGCTAGTGCGCGATCACAAGATCGCGCACCTCGGCGGCGGTGCTCTCAACATGCACGCCGTCAACGCTGCGTGGCGCTGGGCAGAAGGCGGGCGCTACTTGGCGAAGGGCAAGTCCGCCGGACACATGGATCTTATTCGCGCTGGGGCGATGGCGACCTACGAGCTGATGGCAGGCCTTCACTACGACCCGATCGCGATAGCGGTATGACTCAACATGCCATCATCCTCGACGAGGCCGGCTGGGGAGCTGTAGTGGTCGAGCGGATCAACGATGAGGGTCGTCCTGTCCCCGTCTACAGACGTGTCGCTGCTTTCAATGACCGCGAGGAAGCGCGTCTCTACGCCGATGCCCAGCAAGCAGGAGATGATCAATGACTGCCGCCCGGAGAGCCGTGCAACAGCACTTCCTCAAGAACCCTTTCCGCTATGTCGTCGCCCACTACGACGCGAACCGTGCTCAGCGACGCAGCGATGCAAAGCGAGATCGGCGTACCGGCAAGCTGCTGACGCGGGCTGGCTTCAACGTGCCATTCCTCGGCAGCACCCGTGGCTTCATGCCTTGGAACTTCAGCGAAGAAGGACAGGAGCCGACCGATGCGTAGATGGCTGAAGGACAAGGTTCGCAAGCATGCCGTCGTCTACACAACGGACGACAAGGTGCTTGAGGGCGTGCTCGCCGTCATCTCAGACGAGGGTGTCGTTCTCAACAACACCGTGATCCATGATGCCAAGGACATCCCGTTGGTTGGTGATGTCTTTGTGCCCCGCGAGCGGATTCGATTCGTTCAGATCGCGAGAGCACGGCAGACATGAGGTATCTCTCGGCCGGCGGTCGCTGGGTCTCGGTGGACGATGCGCCGAAGATGCCAGCGTCGAAGGAGCTGGTGGAGGCTGGCCTGCTCCACCCCGACATGCTTGGCCTCGGTGGCTGGGATCTACTCAGCGACGGTTTCCCTCCCCGGGGCTATGTCCGCTTGACGGATGGCCCTGGTGGCGTGGCCCGCTACGCGTCCTACTACGACGTCCTGATGACCAACCCCTGGGGCTTTGGCACCATCCACACCATCGCTCGTGGACTGGCTCGACTGCCGCTCAAGCTCTACGAGACCGATCTCGAAGACGAGACCGAGCCCGGGACGATCCAGAAGATCATCCACCCCAACCGCAGCAAGGGTGTCGCCGGCAAGATCGCCTATGCGCTCCGCTACCCCGACGCCGCTGGGTCGATCAGCGGCGCCGCGCCTAGTCGCCGGGCGCTGTGGTACGGCACTGTCGTCAACAAGCTCATTCACGGCAATGCCATCTGGGAGATCATGAGAGACGAGGCCCGCAACATCAACGGCTTCAAGCTCCATCCCATGGAGACGGTCGACGTGGATGAGGATGAACTTCTCTACAGCATCCACAGGCCGCAGTACAACTTCACCGTCTTTAACTTGGAGAACTTGAACCGCGGAGAGAACGCCAAGCCCGATCAGGTATTGACAGCAGACAAGGTCTGCCACTTCGGGCTATGGGAGAGCGGTCGACGCCCAGTCACCCCCTCCCCCGTTCGCGCCCTGCACACCACCGTTGCCCTCTATGACGCCGTCTCTCGGCACATGGTGGGTTTCTTCAACAACGGTGCCCGGGTCAGCGGTCACCTCAAGGTCGAGCCCGGCGCCAGCCCGAACGCTGTCGAGGCGATTCGGCAAGAGATCTTGAAGCTCTACCAGGGTCCCCAGAGCGCCGGCAAGGTGCTCATCAGCTCCGGCGAATGGCAAGCGTTCCACCGCGAACCTCAGTTCGAGGGGATCGTCAACCTCATCAAGTTCTCTCGTGACGAGATCTTCGTGACCTACGGCGTGCCGCCGCCCGTCATGGGTGTCATCGAGCGAGCGATCATGGCCAACGCCCGAGAGATGCGCGATCAGTACGTGCGTGACTTGATCGGTCCGCATGCCGAGTTCCTCGCTGGGGACTTCGAGGCGCAGGTCATCGATCGCGAGAACGCAGCTCGCTCGAAGAACATCATCGCCTACTTCGATGTCGACGAGCAGTTGCGCCCAGACCTCTGGAAGAGGGCCGCTGTGTTCCGCAACCTGCTTCTGGCCTACACGCCAGAGGAGCTGCGCGGCATCGAGCGACAACCACCGCTCCCGACGTCGTCTGACCCGAGGGGTTGGAGCAAGACGATCCAGCGGCCTCTCAACGAAAGCGCCATCAGCAACGTTCCTGACTATGTGCTCAGGGATGAGCTGAACAAGCGCCGTCTCGACTTGGAGGTCAAGCGGCTCGATCACGACATCGACGTGGACAACAGGCCGGCGCCCGAAGCGCCGGCCCCAAGCAACGAGGAAGACGACGATGACAACCCTGACGACTGATCGTCCTTCGGAGCAGTCCGAAGGGACCGAGGATGAGGCCAAGCCTGCTGTGCAGGTCGGCGACACCTTCTACGCCTCCTTCGGCGTGGAGATCCTGAAGGCAGAGGAGTCCGACGACGGCGACACCGGCCACGTTGAGGCCATCGTGAGCGCCTTCGACGTCGACTACCGCATGGGATGGATGACCAAGCACCGCATGACAGCCAATGCCTTCAAGGCGTCACTGGCTCAAGGCCCGGACATCCCGATCTTCTTCCAGCACAACTGGGCCTGGTCGGAGCAGCCGCCTATCGGTACTGGCATCGCCAGCACCGTTACAAGTCCCAAGCCGGGCTTGAAGGTCGCAGCCGACTTCTTCCTCGACACGGAGTCCGGCCGGTCGACCTTCCGGGCGATTAAGGCCAATGCTCTGCGCGAGTGGAGCATCGGCTATCGCATCACCAAGTACGAAGTCGAAGAGGACGATGACGGTTTCGACGTCGTCATCGTCAACGAGGCCGACCTGATGGAGGCATCGTCGGTTCTGCGGGGGGCGAACCCCGGGACCGAGACGCTCAAGGTCGCTCAGCAGTACTCGCCCGAGTTGCAGGAGACGATGAACGCGGTTGCCGCCTTCATGCAGGCAACGGCGTCGACGCTCGATCTCCTGAGCGAGCGCATCACGGGGATCGAGGTCACCCATGGGATTCTCGTGAACAGTCTCGAAGAGAGCGGCTTCGAGGTTGGTGATGAGGCTCCCGCCACGGAGCCTCCCGGATCGGGGGAGTCGGTTGAGCCCGCTGTTGGTGGAGGCAGCGATGGCGCGGAGCCGGGGGCCACGGCACCTCCGACCCCGCAGGCTCCCGACTCCCCTGAGGACGACTCGGACCGGCTCGATCGAGCCATGGAGCGAGCTGTGGCTCGGGTTGCCTCGAAGTGGGAGCACTTCGTGGAGCAGGCCGGCGTGGGGCTCGACAACCCCGACGCTGAGCCGTCGAGCCGCGAGGACATCGAGTCGATGGAGCGGGTGCTCCGTTGCCTCAACAAGACCAAGTACGACTACGAAGCGGTCGAGCACCGAGTGACCGCAAGGATTCTCGCTGAATCAGCGGGAACGATGTAGCGGCGCATATCCGCTACCGCAGTTGAGGCCCTCCGGAAACGGGGGGCCTTTTTCATACCCGTACAGAGGCATACCGAGGAGGAAGTTGGATATGCCCGATACTGCTGTTGCGCCCAGTCGGGCGCAGACCGAGCGCGAGCAGGACATCTCGCAGCTCAACGACAAGATCCGCGAGCTGCGCAAGGGGGAGGCGATCAAGCGGGAGACCGCGAACGCCTTCGCCGAGGAGATCAAGGGTGCCGGGTTGAACCCCGTCACCGGTCTCAGCAGCGAGGACAAGGATGCGTTCGATCGCATCGACCGCGGCTACAAGGAAGCCGACGAGTGCGCCGAGCAGGCCGTCGAGCTGGAACGGCGCCTTCAGCGTCTCGTTGTCAGCGCAGGCCACGAGGCTGACACCCGCTCGAAGGGTGATCTCGATCACCCCGACATGCGCCGTGTCATGAGCCTGGCGGACAAGTTCCTCGCTTCGGAGAACTACCGCCAGTTCAAGAAGAGCCGTGCGCTCGACATGAACGGTGCCCGGGTCAACATCGATCCGGTCAGCGTGGCGAGCCGGGAACTGGTGATGGCTCACCTGTTCCCGTCGCAGGCCCATCTGGCGCTCAGCGTCGATGCGCTCGTGCCGGAGGACCAGCGCCTTTTCCCGCCCGTGCCGATCCCCGTTCGGCAGCTCCGGGTCCGTGATCTCGTGTCGGTGGGTACCACCGACACGGACATGGTCGAGTACGTCGAGGAGACGGCCCGAACCGATGCTGCGGTGGAGACGCCGTACGGTTCGCTCGCCCCCGAGGCGAACTACGAGTACACCCGGCGCGAGGTTGGCGTCAAGCGCATCCCGCAGTACGTGAAGGCCACCAAGGGCAACCTGGCCGACGCGGGACAGCTCCGGACTCTGCTCGACAACCGTCTCGTCTACGGCGTTGGCAAGCGCCTCGACACACAGATGGTGGCTGGCAGCGGCTCCGGCGACAACCTCACCGGCATCCTGAACACCTCGCTGCTTCAGGAGATCAACACCGCCGGCCTGAGCGTCCCTGACGCTTTCCACCGAGGGATGACCGCAGTGCGGTTGACCTTGGAGGACGAGCCCGATGCGTTCCTGGTGCATCCGACCACGCACCAGAACTTCGTGCTCAGCAAGGGCACCGACGGCCACTACCTCAACCTTCAGGGTCCGCAGTTGACGGCTCCGCCCAACATCTGGGGCAAGCCGGCCGTCATCAGCACGGTCATCCCCGCCACGTCGGCTCTGGTCGGCAACTGGCAGATGGGCGCAACCCTGTGGGTGCGCAGCGGCATCCAGGTCGCTGCCACCGACTCCGATGGCGACGACTTCCGGAAGGGGATCATCACGATCCTCGCCGAGATGCGTGCCGCCTTCGCGGTCACGCAGGTCAAGGCGTTCGCCGAGATCACGGGCGTCGCTCTGTCCTGAGCGCTTCTGGCCGGCAGGGAGAGTGCTCCCTGTTCTCTCTGCCGGCCAGGCTCTTCGTCTTAGTGCTGGTCGTTAAGCCGCCCGGTAAGGGCCGGGGAGGCGGACATCGAAAGCCCGGCTACCAGCACTTCAAACCAAGGCTCTTGACCATGGACTGGTGGCAGGACGTGTACGCGATCCACTCCAACCTCAACTGGTACCGCTCTTGGCCTGATGTCGTGCCTGAGGGCCGGGCTTATGTCCAAGACAGCATGCCTCGGCTGCTCATGTCGCAATGCGACTACAACAGAGTCGAGGGCGGCCTGCCCGCCGACGAGCCCGGCTTCTGCATGCTCGAATGGGATGTCGCTCTATCGATAGACCAGCGAGCGCGGTTCGCCGAGTTAGCTGAAGAGACGCCGGACAAGATCCTCGTAGCTCCGTATACCAAGGATTACAAGGGCGGGGCTTGCGTTCAAATACATCGCCGGATGGGATTTATCCCCATCGAAGAGGGATCGCCGAAGACTGACTTCTTCGCTTTCGGCTGCATCTACTTCCCTCAGAAGATCTTGCAGGAATGGTACGCCTTCAGGCTGTCCCACCTGCCGCACATGTCGATCAAGTTTGACGACACCCGCTTTTCTCAGTGGCACTGGGACTTTCACGGCCCCGCCGATGTCACTTGGGACGTCCACCCGCAACATCTTCACGGCGACTGAGGAGTAGCTCGTGCCAAACCTTCATACCAAGCCCGACGACCAGGACCACGAGCTGGTCGATCATCTGATCTCACACCAACCGCCGCTCAGCGACGACGTCATCGCCGCCTTCCAGGCGATGCGTGAGGTGTTCGGTCACGCCGGTCACCTGGTGGTCGACCTGTGTCCGCGGACGCCGGACCGGACGGTGGCGCTGCGGAAGATCCACGAGGCATGCATGGCCTCGATCGCCTCCCTCGCTCTCAACCAAGAGGAGACGTGATGAAGAAGTTCCTCGTGACACCTGCCCATGGCCGCGTCTTCCGGCGGGTCGATGCCTACACCCGGGTCCTCGTTGCCGTGCCAGGCCAGGAGATCCCCTGGGAGCTGGCCCAGGAGTGCGGGCTCATCGAGCCTGAGCCCGAGCCCGCCCCCGAGCCTTCCTCGAAGGACGAGAAGCCGCCGCCTGTGAAGCAGGAGCCGGCGCCCTCGACCATGTCCTACCCGACCAAGACGCACAAGGCCGTCTGATCGTGGCCGTTCGAGTCGCTGTCGGCGACCCCAGGGCCATTTCTGTCGATTTCCCGGGTGTTGCCACTGGAAACGTCACCGTTTCCGTCACGAGCGCACGGGCGGGGACGACCGTAGGCCCCTTCGTCGCGACCAGTGTCGGCGCAGGTGTCTACTCCTACCAACTGATCGACTCGATGGTTGATGCGGTTGACGATCTGCGACTCGTCTTCACCGGCACGGTGGCTGGCATCAACTACACCCGCAAGGAGTGGGTGGAAGTTGCCGGCGCCTACTACTTCGAGGTGGCCGAAGCTCGCGCTACTGGCCCGATCGACTCGACCTTTACCGACGAAGACATCAGGCGTCAGCGAACCTCCGTCGAGGATCAGATCGAGGCCAACTGCGATACCTCGTTCGTTGCTCGATATATCGAGGAAAGGGTCTCTGGTCGAGCGCAATTCCTTCGTTTGACGCAGAACTACATCCTCAGCCTCATCGAGGTGACCGAGGACTCCGTAGATGTGACGTCTGACGCCCAGTTGGACGGTCGTTACCTCTGGCGCGGTGGGGGCGCCGAGTGGGCGTCGGGACATCGCAACGTCGTTGTGAAGACCGAGGTCGGCTTTGATGAGCGGCCCCCGGCGGACCTCAGGCGCAAGGCCATCGAGGCGACTCGCTACACCCTCCTCAGAGAGCGGCGACAAGGACTCCCGCCTCAGGCCGTGACGATCGCGACTGAGGCCGGGACGATGCGCCTGGCGATAGCCGGCCTGAGGCAGCCCTTCGGGTTGCCCGAGGTCGACGCCGTTCTCCTCAAGTGGGCACGGCGTGTCGCCGTGCCCATCGCGGGGACGTGATCGCTCATGCCTGACTCCTATTGGTCTCTTGATGACGCGATCAACGGCTTTGTAGCCGCTATGCGGGCTCGGACCTGGATTGATCAGAACAACATTCAGGTCGAAGACGCATGGCCAGGCGAGCTGGCCTTCCAACGCACCATCTGGGTCGATGAGGCCCGCAGCGTTGAAGAGGTCGCCGGCATGCGGGCCGGCGCCATCAAGATGAACGAGAACTACAGCCTCTATGTGGTCTGCGATTCCTACAAGGAAGGCGGATCTACCGCAGAGGCTCGTGCTCGGATCACGCCTCTTGTGGGTGAAGTGCTTCGCGAGATCGCAGAGAAGAAGCGCATTGACACCCCAGGCAGCAACGTCCTCGCTGCCCGAGTGGCGGGATGGAGATATGACCCCTATGTGCTCACCGAAGGCCGAGGGGTTGCTTGCAAGATCGAGATCAAAGTCACCGGTAGGAGGTAATCGTGAGCGATCTTGACCCGTTTGCAAAGGGTGGTGGCCCACCCGCCGCTGCACTCACCAACGTTGGCGACTCTGTCGCCGGCACGATCATCAAGGTCGAGTACCGACAGGACACCGATCTCGCGACCGGTGAGACCAAGCGGTTCCCGGACGGCAACCCGAAGCCCGTCATCGTCGTCTATCTCAAGAACGGTGACGAAGAGCTGCGCGACTTCGTCAAGGGACGCTCTGTGAGCGAGTTCCGTCAGAAGGTCTGGGCTGTCGAAGGCGAGGGCGAAGGTCCGAAGCCGGGCGCTCAGTACAAGCGCGAGGTCATTCGAGTCGACCCGCCGAAGCGCTCTGGTTTCTCGGGAGAGAAGATCTTCGAGGTCACCTATTCCTCTCCCTCCGAAGACACAAGGGAGTTGGTCTGATGCCCAGGCGCATCTACGTCGGTCCGATCACCGAGGTTGTCACCAGGCTCGATGGCGTCGAGATGACGCTAGGTCGAGGCCAGTCGGTCGACGTCTCGGAAGAGCAGGCCGAAGTTCTCGACCGCGATGAGGTCAATTGGGCTCAGCCCAGGACCCCCAAGACCAAGGCAGGTGATAGCTGATGGCCGGAGGCGTTCTTGACGCACAAGTGCACATCGGGCGCGAAACCGTCTACGGCGATGACGTCGTTCCGACCCGCTCGATCGAGGCACTGGAAGACATCGCCAGTGCTCAACGGGAACCGATCCAGTCAGTCGGCATGCGGGCGGGCCTTCAGACCGTCCGCACCGACCGGCGCCGCATGATCTTCAAGGGCGCTGAGGGCTCGATCATGGTCCACCCGCACGAGCGGGGCTTCGGCATGTTGCTGCGAGCTGCGATCGGCACCGCTTCCATTGCCCAGCAGGGCACGACCGCGGCGTGGTTGCAGACCTTCAACACTGACGCCAAGGCTCCGAACGAGTACCTCACGGCGGTCATCGGCCGCCCGCCCGTCGACCCCGATGACGCCCCGGTCCCGTGGACCTATGCCGGCGGCATCGTGCACGAGGTGACCTTCGAGCAGGAGGTTGGCGACGGGGACTCGGGTCAGCTCAAGGCGACGTTCGGCATGGACTATCAGAAGGAGCTGCTGGTGGCCGATGGTGGCCAGCCACTGCCGACTCCGGTGTACCCCAACAGCCAGTTCGTGTACGGCTGGCCGGAGTTGGAGGTGAGCGTGGACGGCGGGGCTCTCGGTGACACGCGCAGCTTCAGCGTCACGATCCCCCATGAGGTCAACCGCGAGCGCTACTACATGCGCCGGTCGACGCTGAAGAAGCAGCCGATCCGCTCCGGTGTCCCCGAGATCACGGGCTCGATGGAGTTCGATTACGTCGACGGCGTCCTCTACGACGCCGTCCGCTCTTCGGACATCGTTCCGGTCGTCGCTGAGTGGCGGCACCCGCTGCCCAACGCGATCGCGCCAAACCGGACCTTCTTCCTCCGGCTGACCATGAACGTGCAGTTCACCGGCAACACCCCCGAGGTGAGCCTGGACGATCTGCCCAACCAGCCGATCGAGTTCATGTGCCTGCACGACGGCACGAACCCGGCGGTCAAGGTTGAGTATCAAAGCGACGATGTAGCTTTTTGAGCTGCTTCGATGGCTAAGCGGGGCAGCAACACCAACATCAACACCATCCCGATTGCCACGTTCATGTCGGATATCGGCCGGTTGCAGCAGCGATTGCCGAAATCCCTCGCTGACGAGGATCAGGCGCAAGCCGGCCGCATCGCCAAGAAGGCCCGAGGCGCGGCTTCGGGCCTCGGCGGTGTCCATGCCAAAGCGGCTCCTGGCATCAAGGCCATCAACCAGCGCCCCATCATCCGACTCTTTGTGGATGAGCACCCATACATCCTGGGTGCTGAGTTCGGTGGTGGACGACGCCCGACGACGAGGCAGTTCCCGCCTTGGCGAGGCAAGGGCGATGAGGCCGGCTATGCGCTCTATCCGACTATCCGGGAAGAGACCGAAGAGGGAAGCGAATTCCTCGACAGCTACGCCGAGGTCGTACAGGGACCCGTTGGGTTCTCCTAGAGAGAAGGAACAGGCAAATGCCCGTGAAGCAGCAGACCAGCCTTGCCGCCCGCGAGTCGAGCAAGAAGGACGAGAAGGAAGAGGAGGAAGATCCGGTCTACGTCATGGTCGTCAAGGAAGGCGACAAGACCTACCGCCTCAGATCAGACGAGCTGGGTCCTGCTGACCGCCTTGCCTGCCGGCAGCAGACCGGACTCTCGCTTCAAGAGGTCATGAGTCGGTTCGACACCGACTCTGTGCTGTTCATCCTGTGGCTCGCCCGCCGCAAGAGCGGCGAGCCCAACCTCGCGTTCCAGCAAGTGATCTCCAAGTACCCGACCGACTCCTCGCTGAGCAAGCTCGACTTCCACGTCGAGGACAAGGAAGGCAACGAAGTCGAGGTCGAAGACGACCCTTTAGTCGCCGGGGGCTGACCAAGCACCTGCCGTTCTTGTCTGAAGAGTACGGCTTGATGCCTTGGCACTTCGGTGGCGAGCAAGTCCTCACCGATAGCGAGATCCACGCCTACCTAGAGCACTACAGGGACAAGAAGAACCAAGAGCAGGCCGACGCCAAGAAGGCTCGGCAGCGAACGCCTCCGCGACGATCCAGTCGACGGTGACACCAGGGCCGCCCCCCTTAGGGGGCGGCCCCTTCTTGTGAGGCTGACGAATTGGCAATCAGACGGCTTGACCTGATCATTACGAGCAACGCCACCGCAGCTCTCCGCGGCTTCGCGAGCCTTGAAGGCGCCGCCAAGGCCATGGAGAACCGGTTCGGCAAAGCCGGTCGCGCCATGTTCAACATTGGCGTCATCGGGGCCGCTGGTGCTGTTGCCTTCACGGCCAAGAGCGTGAAGGCGTTCATCGACTTCGATGAGCAGATGACCAAGTCGACGGCCATCCTCGACAACGTCTCAGGACCGGTCCGTAAGCGTCTAGAGGACGCTGCGAAGGCGATAGCTAAGACAACCACCTTCTCGGCCACTGAGGCCGCTGAGGCGTTCTACGGCCTGTTCTCCGCCGGCCTCTCCGCTGAGCAGACCATCTCCGCCATACCTGTCGTTGCCCAGTTCGCCCAGGCGGCCCTCATGGACATGGGCCAGGCGACGGACTATCTCGTCAACGCGCAATCGTCGCTGGGTCTCTCGATGGATGACCCGATCGCCAACATGCGAGAGATGCAGCGCGTGGCGGACGTGCTGACCGAGACCAACAACCTCGCCACCGGCACCGTCGAGGAGTTCGCCGAGGCGCTGACCCACAAGGCTGGTGGCGCCCTCAAGACCGTCGGCAAGGACATCGAGGAAGGCGCCGCTGCGCTCGCCTATCTGGCCGAGCAGGGCGTCCGAGGCTCCCGTGCCGGCGAATCGCTGGCCATCTTCATCCGTGATGTGTCCAGGGCTGCAGGTAACGCCTCGTTCGTTGACGACTTCCGCAAGTTTGGCGTCGAGGTCTTCAACGCTGAAGGCAACCTGAAGAATCTCGCCGATGTCGTGGGCGAGTTCGAACAAGCCCTCGGTCCGATGAGTGACAAGGAACGAGCCGTCACGCTCGAACAGATGGGGCTCACCCGATCTGTCGGTGACGTCATCCGTCAGATGATGGGCGGTAGTGGGGCCATCCGGGAATACGAGGTGGCTCTCCGCAATGCCGGCGGAGCGACGCAGTCCGTTGCTGACAAGCAGATGGAGTCGCTGCGGTCGAAGATCGACATCATCAAGAACCGCCTCAACGTCTTGATGATCGACTTTGGCGAGCCGGTCGCTATCTGGCTGGTCGAGGTCTTCTTCCCGTGGTTCGAGACAAAGTTCATCCCTGCATTGCGGGATACCGCTCTGTTGGTCCGCGAGGATCTCCGACCTGCCTTCGAGCTTGCGGCAAAGGCACTGGACAACCCTGCTGTCGTCAAGTTCCTCGTCTTCATGGGTGGGTTCCTGACGGTGATGATCGCCGCCTCGAAGGTGGCGAAGATCTTCGCGATCGCTGTCGGAGCTGGCGCGAACATCATCAAGATCTTCATGGTCGTCCTGCGTCCGCTGATCGGACTGGTCAAGCTCGGGGCCACGATCTTCAGTGAACTGAGATTTGCGATGTTCGCGATCAGGTACGCGATCGTGACGCAGGTCATGCCGGCGCTGACCGCACTGGCCACCATGATTGGCATTTCTGTCGGCTGGCTGATCTTGATCATCATTGCGATCGTCGCTGTTGGTGTGGCGATCTATGTCTGGCGTGACGAGATCTGGGGCGCTATCAAGGCGGTAGGTCGCTTCTTCGTCCGCCTCTGGGACGATATCTACGGCGGCTTTGTCATGCCGATCGTCCGCTTCTTCACTGGGCCGTTCATCGATTTCTGGAAGGCCGTGTGGCAAGCCGTCGAGGGACCCATCAAGGTCTTCCTCCGCGTCATCCAGGTTTTCGGCAGCATCATGCTGGCGATCTTGCTCGCTCCCTTCATCATCGTGGCGGGCGTCATCTACGCGGTCGTCAAGGCAATCGTTACGTGGCTCGCTAAGCACTGGTGGGAGATCGCGCTAATCATATCGACGGTTTGGGGTTACATCGTCGATGGCACGAAGTGGGTCTGGCATACGGTCATTGTGCCGCTGATCAGCCTGGCCTGGAACATCATTTACACCATGGTGTGGCGACGCATCATGTTAGTGCTAACCGTGATTCGCATGGTGTGGAATCTGATCCGCTTCACGACCTATGTGACTTGGCAGATAATCACCGGAATCATTCTCGCTGCTTGGCACTTCATCCGGGATCGGATCGCGACGCCTCTTGCGCGCTACTGGTCCGCCTACGTAGTGCCGGCGCTGACCGTGTTCTGGCAATCGACCGTGATGATCTGGAATCTTATCAAGGGCGCCTTCCAGGCCGCTTGGCACTGGCTGCGAGATACCGTCATCAAGCCGTTCATGGCCTATTGGGAAGTGTCCGTTGTCCCGAAGTTGATCGCCTTCCGCGACTCGGCCGCCCGCATTTGGACCCAGATCAAAGACACGGCAGCGGCCGTTTGGACCCAGATCAAAGACACGGCAGCGGCCGTTTGGGACAGCATCGTCGCAGCGATCAAGACTCCGGTGAACGCGATCATCAAGGTGATCAACGCGCTCATTGACGGCATCAACGCCGTCATTGGGCTCATCAACGAGATCCCGGGCGTTGACATCCCTCGAATCCCTCGGATTCCGCTCATCGGCAGCAGCCGTGGTGGTGGTCAGGGTTCAAGCTCGCCTCAGTTGACCGGCGGCGCCAACGAGATGGGCACCTACGACCTCGCCAAGCGTGGCCCGTTCAAGACGCACGGACCACGAGCGATCGTGGGCGAAGGCGACCCCCGATTCCCCGAGTACGTCATCCCGACCGATCCTCGATTCCGCGGCCGAGCCAACATGCTGTTCTCCGGGCTCGCAAGCGAGCTGGGCGCCGGCTACCAGTTCGGCGGCATCATCGACGGAGTCACAGACGCCGTTGGCGGCGCTATCGATGCTGCCGGCGGCCTCCTCGGTGATCTGGCCCGTGGTGCCCTCAAGACCGCCTTCTCTCCGTTCAACGAAGCGGCCAAGAGTGGCCTCAACCGGCTGCCCAACGTCTTCAAGATGCGCGATGTCGCCCAGGGCTTCCGGGAGCTGGTCTGGAAGATCGTCGCTGGCGCTGACGCCGGCTTCCCCGAGCAGAGCCGAGCTATGGCGGGGGCGTCCGGAGCGGGGCTCGGGGGCAACACCGCCGCCAACCGGCGCCTCGGACAACAGCTCAACGCTGCTCGCGGCTGGGGCTCGCACTGGTCCGCTCTCGACTCTCTCGTGATGTCGGAGAGCGGCTGGAACAACAACGCTCAGAACCCGACCTCGACCGCATACGGAATCGGCCAGTTCCTCAACTCGACCTGGGCGGGCGTTGGCTACTCCAAGACCAGCGACCCCCGCATTCAGATCATGGCCATGCTCGACTACATCCGCCAGCGCTATGTGGACCCGTCGCGGGCGTGGACCTTCAAGAAGTCCCACAACTGGTATAGCGGCGGCGGTGAGTTGCCGAGCTTCGCTGCTGGCCTCTACCGGGTTCCCACCAACGATTTCCCGGCCAGCCTGCACAAGGACGAGATGGTGCTGAAGGCGTCGGACGCCAATGCGGTCCGAGACGGAGGCCCTGGCAGCGGAAACACGATGATCCGCATCGAGAACTTCAACATCAACATCGATGGTGCTGGCTCGCTCGAAGATGCCCGTCGCAAGGCTCGGGCAGCAGGGAAGGCCTTCCTAGATGTCCTCGAAGAACGCCGCGTACTAACGGACGCAAGGATCTCCTGATGGTTGATTTCAACCCGAATTTCCCAGAGACATTCGGCCTCGAATGGCTCGTCACGCGAGATCACAAGAGCCGTGTCTTCGCTGGTTCCCCTGGCCGGATGATGCGGTTGCGCTCGACCGGTGCCGAGACGATCGGCGCCTTGAAGCTCTCAGCAGCCGTGAACCCGATATCGACGGCCAGCGTCCCGACCCTCATCGATGTCTTCGAGGAGGGCGACGAGTTCACGGCTTTGCCCAAAGTGGCCCGGCTGCTTCCCAATAGCGACAACACGAACGAGGGGTGGACCACTCAGGCCGGCAGCTCCTCGAACCTCTTCCAGTCCATCGATGAGGCAACTACGAAGTGGCCTAACCCGGCCGACACGAACTACATCCAATCAATCACGCCCCTCACCTCGTACATCGCTGGCGTCAATGCGTCCTTGTTCAACTCCGGAGGCGCTGCCGAGAACGGTCGTATCTTCTGGGTCTCCGTTGGAGCGATCCTCGCTGCCAACACGGGATTCCGCAAGATGTCGGTCGCTCTCCTGATTGACGGCACAGGCTACGCCCCGGCGGCCGGCGGACAGCGCGACGTGCATGGGTTCGGTCAGATCTATGACTTCTGGTGGGGCGAACTCAACCCTGCGACCAGCTTGCCCTGGACCCCAAGCGATATAGCCAAATTCGATACCGAGTCTGACTGGGGCATCGTCGTCAGGACAAGCCAAGCGGCCTCCGCGGCTCTCCATCCGAGGGTGGTGGCACTGAGTCTCAACGTCCACTACCAGAACACGGAGAACCGAGCGGCGGTCGGCGTGTGGCGCCGACCGGAAGACATCGGCGAGGAACGACTGCTCAACGTCACGACCGACGCGCTGCGCACGATGCCCAGCGGAGCGGCGAACTGGTCAAAGCTCACCAATACCAACTACTTGTTCTTCTGGCGCCAATCCATCTCGCCTTCGGAGTATGGAGCAGTCGTCGCCGACGATGTTCGCTGGAACGGCGCCGTGCAGGATCTCGGCCCGGCCGGGCAGCCGCCTGGCATGGTCTACCCGCTCCATCACTCAGGCGTAGCTCCGCCTCCGGCCACCGGCCTGGCGAGTGACTCGATCCCCTATGACCAGTTTGGTCGTCCGCAAGTGGCGTTCGATGCCGCTGTGCCGGGTCTGGGCACCCTTGGGGGACCGATCCTGACCCAGAACGGCGCCGCCTACGGGCTCGTACCGGTCGCCCTGGTGGGCAGCCTCCCCGTCGATAGCGTCGACAGCCAGCCATATCGCCTCGACATCGCCGATCTAGTCACCTTCCGCTCGGGGACAGGCACGACAGGGCAGCGACTGACGCCGGCCTCGACCCAGAGCTACCTCGGGGTCCGCTTTCCGATCATCCCGCCGACCAGCCCGGATGGGACCCTGACCGTCAAGGTTCATCGCCAGTCCGATGGCGTACAGATCGGCGGCAGCTTCACTATCACCGCCGACGCCTGCCGCGCTCTCCCCGCTGCGTCGCAAGGCATCCGCTATGTCTCAGGGTTCCTTGGCTCCGGAGCCTCGCTTACAGGGTCGACTCAATACGAGATCCGCTTCACAACGGACACCACGGCCAACTGGACCGTCTTCGCCCCTGACTGTTCGCTCGGGCCATCGACGGGCTTTGGTGGCACCTCTAACGGTGCATTGATCGCCGGTTCTCATCAGACCAGTCGAGACATGTGCGTCACGCTTATTCGGCAGCCAGACGCCCCCACGGGCGTCACGGCGGCCGTCTTTGAATTCGATGTCACGATGCCAGACGGCACGATGCGAGAAGTCGAGCACGTTGATGTCAGTTGGACCGCACCCGCAGCCCCGCTGGGTGCTCCGTTCTTTCGCTACGAGCTGGAACGTCAACTCACAGATGAAGTGACTTGGACTCGGATCGCTCACCTGAACGATGCGTCGATCCTCACCTTCCCAGATCACCTCGTACCGCGAGGGTTTACAGCGACCTACAGGGTTCGTGAGGTAGCTACCGATGGACGAATCAGTGAGTGGGCAACGTCGAATGCGGTAACTCCGCTGCAAGGTGATTACGACATCCTTCTCACCTCGAACCACGATCCCACTCTTGAGGTTGTCTTCGATATCCCCGACCAAGGCGCCGCCTACTCCTTCATCTCGGCCGAGCGTGACGAGATCATCTCTTTGCACGGGGCTGACAATCAGGTCGTCTTCACTGAGTCAGAGGATCGCGGCGTCGGATGGCAGGCAAGCATCGAGCTGAACTTCGGGAACCAGCCGCCTGTCGTGAAGGCCGGGCAGCGACTCTTCACGGATCTGCTTGAGATCACTCGCTCTCCCGACATCCCCTTCGTCGCGGCGATGGACTTCCAGGGCGTCCGAATCCTGGGGCATGTCAGGCCCGGGGATGCCGCCCAGAAGGAGCCCGGCTACCGCTATACGGCGTCTATCGACGTGACGCCCACTCACACCATCGAAGTGCCCGTCGAAGTTGAGCCTTGAAAGGAACCTGACATGGCAGTTGGACTCGCACCGTCTGTGGCCAATGCGTTCTTGAACTGGTTGGTCAACCAGACATCCGCCGGCACCACTCCCGCCGCCATCTGGCTTCAGTTGCATACGGCTGATCCGGGTTTGAGCGGCACAACCGCTGTCGCCGGCAACGCCACTCGCAAGAACGTGACGGCAGCCTTCCCGGCCGCGGCAGGCAACAGCGGGATCGTCAGCAACGATGTCGCTATCTCCTGGACCATCGTCGAGGTGGACACGGGTGAGGACTACACCCACTGGGCGCTCTTTGATGCCTCCACTTCTGGCACCTTCCTGGCCAGTGGGTTGATGACAGCCAACGCTGTTCTGGTCGGGGATGAGTTCATCATCCCGATCGGGGACTTGGACCTGAGCTTCCTCGTGACGGCGTGACAGTTCCAGAGATAGACCAAGCCGCGGCGGATCACGACATGGCCGCGATGCGGGAAGCGACACGAGCGGCGGTTGTGTCTGGGACACCAGCGGCCGTCGTAGCCGAGTCGATCGTCGCGTACGCCGAAGAACGGAGCCTGGCGGGCGACTCGCGCGCCGTGGGCATGGCCATGTTCCATGCAGTCCACGACGGGGTGCCCCCTGAGGCCCTGTTCGAGGAGGTCAAGCGAATGGCCCGGATACCGAAGGAGAGGCCTTGAATGACTGTTAACGCTTCGTTCGTCATCTGTTCACGCTGCGGTGATGAGCGACCCATCCGTAGCAACGCGTTTCATGTGTGCTCCTGTGGTCAAACCCGCGTGAAGCTCGGGACGATCAACATCGTGGGTCAGGCGAACTGATGGCCGCTATCACCACCATGGACGGCATCGCAGCAGGGCTCCAAGCCCAGGAACGCAAGGGCTTCCACAAGGGGTCGTTCACCCCGGCAGTGGCCGGCGGGTATTACTCGCTGTGGCTGACCAACGGGCAGCCGGGGCCAGGCGCGGCGCCAGGTGCCGTCAACGGAGTGGTGCCCACCGACGCGACGGCGGGGGCATTCCCATTCACCAACGCCGTGGGGGACAGCTACCTCGGCTACGTAGCGGCCACTGGCCTCGCCGTGGGCACGCTCGTCATCTATGACCGCCTGTGGGCCAACAGCACCACCAACGTGACCGCAGGCGCGCAGGCGATCACCTTCCCCGGTCTATCTCGCTACACCTCTGGGGTTGGCGTCGAGGCATGGGTGGAGTGGTACGTGGCCGGCAGTGCCACAGCGGCCACGATGACGGGCACCTTCACCGACCAGGACGGCAACACCTTGCAGCCCGGCACCTTCACTGTCCCGGCGGTGACCAAGGCCGTCGGGCAGATGTTCCCCATGGACATGCCCACCGGTGACAGCGGTGTTCGGGCCTTCAGCTCGATGAACATCGGCACCACCCACGCAGCGGGCACGTGGGGCATCACGATGATGAAGCGTCTGGCGGAGATCCCCATCCGGCCTTCCGACCAAGGAGCGTCCGCTCTCAACATCATCGACCTCGCCATGCCGGAGATCACCGATGACGCCTGCCTGGCGTTCATGTTCCAAGGAGCTGCCGCTGCCAACACGCTCGCAGGGTCCCTGGCGATAGCCAAGAGCCTCTGACTCGTGGGTAGCGTCTCCGGGCTCGCCAGAGTCCTGAAGTCCTCTCGATCGCCTGTCCGGCTCTCCAACCTCATGGAGTTCCGGGGCACGGCCTGGGAGGCGATGAGTGACTACTTCTTTGGCGTTTCCGCCGTTGACTACGAGTGGTCTGACGTCGCTGATGAGAACCGGCTGACGAAGTGGGTCTACACCCAGGACGGCGTCGCCGTTAGCGACGCGACCGTCGATCCCGCCCTTCACGAGCTTGACATTGGGTTAACCGCTGGTCCGGACCCGATCTCCAACCAGCGTGAGATGTATACGATCCCCGAGACGGCGACCTGGGGCATCGCTCACGCTCTCGTGGAGATCAAGGGAGAGGCGTACGAGGCTGGGATGGCGCTACCCCAGCACGGTATTGGGTTGCGAGCGCAGGAGGACACCGTCCGACGTGCGATCGTCGCTTGGCATGACGTCTTCATTGGCAATCCGCACGCGATCAACGTAGGGGTCTGGCAGGGCAACCTGGACGGCTCCGGCTTCACGAACCGGCAGGGCAACGCCAACCTCGATCTCAAGCAGATATACAACATCCTTTCCGGCGCTCGCGTCGGAGGGACGGTCACGGCTGTCACCAATGTGGCGCACGGGATGGTGGTCGATGACTATTTGAACATCTCTTGGACCCGGGAGTTTGCCGGGGCCACCCTGAACCGGGCAAGCAACGTTGTCACGGCGACGCTCGGCAGCGGCCACCAGATGCAAGCCGGGGATATCGCTTTCTTGTTCGGTGCTGGGTCGTTCAGTGGCACCCATACCGTGACGAGTGCCAACGCCACGCAGGTGTTCTGGGCGCAAGTGGGCGCCAACGAAGGCGGGTCCGGGACTGTCAAGGATCGCTCTAGCGATGTCCGTCAGGTACAAGTCACCGAGATAGTCAACTCCACCACGTTCCGCTACGTGGACGGCAAGCACGACCTCACCAACCTCGGTACGTCGACCACTGCGAACGAGCGGCTGTTCCCCTACTTCATGGAGATGCGAGTCTCCGGCACCGTGGTCCAGGTTCGCTGTTGGAGCCGACACCAGAGCATCCCTGTTTGGAACGAGCCCACCCGTAGCTTCAACATCGACCTCGACAAGGCGGACCGCGTCTACACGGTCACCGCTGGCAGTCGCACCTCGGGAATCTCCACCCTCACGATCGGAGCCCACGACTTCGCTGTTGGAAACATCATCACCGTCGATGTCACCGATGCGAGTGGCGATGTCGCCAATGGATTTGTCACCGGGATCACCGCCACCGAGGTCCGGTATTGGAACCCAGGGACGGACAACGGCACCCTCGGCACGGGGACATGCACCCGCCACGGTGGAGCCACGACCGCTGCCGACATAGCAACCATCCCGACTCCTCGTGGCTCGGGGCGTGTCGCTGTCGCCGCGGCGCACGAGGGAATCACTCAGATCTCCCATTGTTCCTACGGGACGATCGTCGGCTCCAACTCCTACGACAGCAACCTCTTGCCGGTCTCAGCCACCGGAGTCTTCGGATTCACCGGGGTCGCGTCGGGAGTGGTTCGGGTTGTAGGAGCTGGTGTCGGGTCATTCGGGTTTACCGGCACGGCTGCCGGCAGGCCACGGGTTGTGGCCGCGGCTACCGGCAGCTTCGGCTTCACGGGTGTAGCGAGTGGCATCACGAGAGTACGTGGCGCTGCTACGGGTAGCTTCGGGTTCGCTGGTGCCGCTTCTGGTGTGGTCCGGAAGCTTGGTGCAGCCACGGGGCTGTTTGGGTTCACCGGATCTGCGAGTGGCGAGACGGTGAGTGGCCCTGTGACCGGTAGTGGCACGGGCCTCTTCGGATTTACAGGTGCTGCTAGTGGTGGTGTCAGGAAGCTGGGCGCCGCATCTGGCTCCTTCGGCTTTACCGGAATTGCCGCCGGTAGACCTCGGGTCGTGGGAGCGGCTACGGGGAGCTTTGGCTTCACTGGTATAGCGAGCGGACGTCCTCGCGTGGTCGGTGTAGCTGTCGGCAGCTTTGGCTTCATTGGTGTAGCCGGCGGACACCCTCGTGTGTTCGGGGTGGCTGTAGGTAGCTTCGGTTTCACTGGTGTTGCGCAAGGACGGACGCCAGCCTTCGTATCCTCACATCGCTGGGCTCCGACAACCGAAGAGATCCTTGACCTCGACGGCGTGAGACGCCGCATCGACCGCTTCCGCTTCGAGCTATGCGATCGCGAGCTGAATCCGATCGGCGAACTCCATCCCGATCGAAGCGGGACCGTCCCGCAGATCCAGAACGACGCCTCGGACAACACGTCTCGTCGTCTGACCGGTCTCAAGCTAACCCCTGATGAGTCCAGCGAAGTCAATACCCTCACCGACCGTCTGCGTGTCTACATGACATTGCAGAATGACGTCGAGTTCCGTCTCGGCACGTTCCTCTGGGCCGATGACAGTCGGCCCGAACGGTCTTGGGGTAGCGAGCAGAACGCCGAGCTGGTGGATTTCAGCTACATCCTTAGCCAGCCATCGGCTACCGCCTATGGCTGGGGTAAGAACGCCACGATTTCGCTGATCATCTACTTCCTCATGTTCCGGGCTGGTTTCTCTCTTGAGGACATCGCCGTTGTTGGAGATGAGGCCAACCGTGGCCTAGCTGACCCTAAGACATGGGAGCCCGGAGCCACGTGGCTTCAAATGCTCACGGATATCGGGGCGGTGGTCGGATTTACGGCGCCATGGTTCGATCGAGATGGGCGAGTCCACTTTGACCAGGCGCCGAACCCAGACGTAGATCGCGTCAGCATCCCCAGCTATGACACTGACACCAGGATCATAGCTGACTCGATTGTCCGATCAGACGACATGCTGGCCGCCCCAAACATCTTCACCGTCTACGACTCAGGCTCCGACCGACTCCGCTCGGGGACTTACGAGATTCCCTCCTCTGCCCCGCACAGCTTCGCTAAGCGAGGCTTCCGGATCGCCAAGGTCGAATCGGTGCAGGGTTTGAGTAATCAGACCATAGCGAATCAGGCCGCCCGCAACCTCGCCCGCAGTGGCGACGCGTTCGAGTGGTTGACATTCAGCTCGACCGCCGACCCTCGCCACGAGACCCTTGATGTCATAGAGGCGTTTGGTGAGCGATGGCTCGAAACAGCGTGGACCCTCGAACTTCGTTCTGGCGGGGCGATGCAACACACGATGAAGCGAGTCACCTATGACGTTGTCTGAGCGGAGCATCGCCAGGATCATTCGTCGGGCTGTCAAGTCGGCGATCGCTGAAGCTGTCTCGACGGCTCGGGTGTCGACGCAGCTCTCCGGCACTGTTGAGCAGGTGGACGAAGATCTCGATGTTGTCTGGGTTCGCATGGACAACGAGGTACTCGGCGCCGACCCCATGCAGTCGCTCAACTACGAGGCCCCTGGCATCGTTCCCGCGACGCGCCTGGGAGAGACCTTCACCGACGAACAGGTTCGAGTCACCTTCGATGGCCCTGCCGGTGCGACGGCTCAGCGCACCAGCGTCGAGAACCGGATCGTGCTGCCTTTCGGTGCTGAAGGTGAGCGCATCGTTCTTGACGGTGAAGAGGGAGCGATTGGCTTCTATGACATCGACGGTGATCTGGTCGGGTACCTGGACCCGGCTCAATGGTTCATTGGCAAGTCTGGTGAATCTCTGCTCCGACTCGACCCCCTAGGCGGGCTTCGCCTGCGGGACAGCAACGACATCCTCAGGGCACAGCTCTCGGCCCCTGAGGGGCTCGTCATCTCAGACCCAGTAAGCGGCATCTCGGGCCTGATCGCCAACCACGACGGCCTGATGATCCTCGACCCGGCGACCGGGGAGCGGATCTCGATCACGAGTGGAGGAACGTCAGGCACGCCGACGCCGAGCTGGGCTGGGACCGTGGCGCTCAGTCCCGGCGCCACGCACAGCACGCCAGCGGTCACTGACTTCGGGACGGGCGACGATCTCGATATCCGCTTCACGGCGTGCTCGGCCGCCGCCAACCTGGGCGCCCAGAGCTACACCCCGCCCGCCGGATGGACCGAGCAGACCGATCAGAACGTGTCGGCGAGCGGGATCACGTTGGGATCCTCGTGCGCGACCAAGGACCCCGCGGACGCCGTGCCGGGCGTGGCCAACTTCACCAACACATCCGCAGCGTTCACGCGACGCAACGGTCATAGCGTCATCGTTCGAGGCGGAGGCGGGGTCTCGCCCGCCTTTCGCTCCGCCAGCACCGAGGCCGTCGTTTCCACCGCTGCATCCATCGGGTTCGACATTGACGCTCCGGCCGGGCTAGCTGCTGGCGACCTGGCCCTGGCGCACGTCTCTATCGCATCCAACCGAGTCCCGATCGGCTGGACCGTGCCGGATGGCTGGAAGCAGGTCGGGATCGTGGTCGCTGGCCTCGGGACCACCCACATCCTCGCCTCGGGGATCTGGTACATCCAGGCGCCCGCCTCGCCCCCCTCGATGGAGCACGTCGCCATCAACATGGGCTCGACCGGACTTACCCGAGTGCAGGCCACCGTCGTGGCCATCAGCGATCCCTATGAGTTCCCGACTGGGCTCGACATCCGCCAGGGCAACCGGTCGATGCCAAGAGGTCTGATGGGTGAGGCAATCGGGACCTCCACTACCACGAACTGGGCGAACGCCGCGCTACCGCAGACCGTCGAGACGATCAGCAACGTGGATCTGCTGGCCGGTCGGAGCTACAAGATCGCCTACGACGTCCCGAACTACACGTTCAACGGGATCAGTTCTGCTTCTCGCTTCGCTATCGACATTGAGATGGACACGGGGTCGGGGTTCACGCTCTTCCATACGATCATCGCTCGATCCATGAGCGTGGCCGGCACGGAAAACGGACCAGCGAGCGGCAGCATCTCCTATGTTCCAGCGGGGAATGAGACGATCAGCCTGCGTAGCCGGGTACGACAGATAGCCGCTGGGACCGGTTTCAACATCCAGTTGAGCGGCTCGGCCCAGGCTCGCAGATGGCTCTATATCGAGGACACGGGCGCGGTGTTCTAGAGGGTTTGTCATCGCGGTGTTGACGTAATTCCCCCGATCCGAGAGGAACCCATTATGACCGTTCAGGCCACTGTTGTTCCTGAAGATGGCACCCCTGCGCTGATCACCGCCCCGTCGGGTGAGTTCATTGTCAGTTACTACTACGAAGTCAATGACGCCGAAGAGGCTCAATCCATATCTGGATGGGTCCGAGCAACTCATACTCGGGATGAATCGAACCGATCCACAGCCGTCACGCTTGTCGCTGAGTACCCCGGGACAGTGACATTCGAGGCGTTCGTGCTGTCGCTGTGACCACAGGAGCTAGCGATCGACTCGAACAAGATCTGCATTTACTGCATGGTCCTTTGGCGAAGCTCGATTCGTTGCTGGGTGTGTGGTCGTCGTGGCGCTCCATGCAGGTTGTCGCTGCAACAGATACTCGTCCGCACTGAGCGGCAGTTGAGAGGCAGATATGCACGGTTTCAACAAGAAGGGAGAGACTGATGGGAACCCTTGCCGGTCATCGGTATCTGACGCGAGCTGAGTGGGTAGCCCGTCCCCCCACTTCGCCGTTTGCCCACATGCCGTCATTGCCGACTCCCCGCTTGTGGATTCACCACTCGGGCGACGATCGGCAGGGCGCTGCGGCGGTACGAGGTCATCAGCAGTATCACCAGAACACTCGGGACTGGAAGGACATCGCCTACAACTTCCTGGTCGACGACGACGGCATCATCTATGAGGGCCGTGGCGCCGGCATCGCTGGTGGAGCGACCGAGGGCGACAACTCGAAGTCCCATGCCATCTGCCTGCTCGGCAACTTCGAGAACCGCCCTGTCACTTCGAGAGCCTGGCAGGCGACGGTCGACCTCGCTCGACACGGCCGCGATCGCGGTTGGTGGAAGCCGACCTGCGGCGGTCACCGCGATGCCCCTGGTGCCCAGACCTCCTGTCCTGGCCGCCTTCTCTACAACCGGCTGCCCGACATGCGCCGCGAGGTCGTCAGTGGCGCCACCATCGCATCCGAGCCCCCTGCTGCACCGGAGGAACCTGACATGACCCCAGAAGAGTGTCGCACCGTGGTGCGCGCCGAGAACCAGCGTCTCGCGCAGTACCTCATGACCGGAGCAGGCAATCAGGCGTTCAACCCGAACATCCAGAAGTGGATGGCAGCAGCGACTACCTTGCCCCGGCTCTTTGCCGCTGTCCGCGCCGAAGGCACTGACGTCGATGAGGCGGAGATCGCTGCGCTCGTGCTCGCTGGGCTCAGCCCGCAGGCGATCGCCGATGCGATCCCTGCTGTCATCGCTGTTGAGGTGGTCGATCTGCTGGCTGCGCGTCTGGCCGGTTGAGTGATCATCGCCGTCGGCCTAATAGCGGCTGGCCTAATGGAGCCGATCACCATTGTCGCGCTCATTGGCGCAAGCTCGACGCTGCTCAGTGCAGCGTTCGCCGCGTGGGCGGCGGTCAAACAGCGCCGCACCGAGGACGTCAGGCTCGGCTATGACGCCATGCGTTCCGCCCTGGACAACTACCGCACCGACAACGTCGATCTGCGGGGCCGAGTGGAGAAGGCCGACGTTCGTATCTATAACGCTGAGCAGCGCGTCTACACCGCGGAACAGCGAATGATTGATCTCATCTCAAAGGTCGATCGATGTGAAGCGGACAAGGCTGTTCTTGGCGAGAAGGTCGCCGATCTCGAACGGAGGGCATCTGGTGCCTAGAGCGTTTTCAGCCCCAAATATCAATCTCCTCTCGGGGATCATCGGCGCCATTGCGTCGGTGTTCTTGAGCATAGCGGTGGTGGTGCTTGTCAATCAGAACAGCGGCCAAGCGGACGAGCTTGCGTGTCGCTCAGAACTCGCCGCTGAGGTTGACGTCCTGCGGAGCGAGATCACTATTGCCTTGAGTCAGGGCTTGATCGCCATAACCAACGGTGATGACGCTGATGTCGTTGTCGTTGTCGAGCGGCTGCGTGGCCTTCAGGATGAGCTGGCCGAGGCGTCAGAGCGTCGGGCGCAAACCGTGGAGATCTGCGGATGACGACCACCTGTCCAGCCGCCAAAGCAATGCAGCAGTTGACCGACCGGGAACGTGCAGAGATGCAGTCCATCCTCGACAACGGCATCGCATCACACGTCATCGCTGTCTGGTTCTCCACCCAGCGCAACATCAAGGTCACGGCTGCTGCCGTGAACTCACATCGGAGAGGACTCTGTGGGTGTAGCTGACGAGATTGCCGATCTTCAATTTGGGCAACGTGTCGCTGAGCTTGAGCTGCAAGTAGAGCAACAGAAGGCGAAGCTTTCGGCGAAGAGCGCGGCGTTCCGTTTGGTGACGAAGAAGCTCACGGAGCTTGAACGGCACGTACTTCTCAACGAGGCATTCTTCACAGCGACACCTGAGCCACCTCAGTGGCTCGTGCAGAAGCCGGCGCTGCGGACCCGACACGTGACTGTCTGCGCCATGCTCTCCGACACTCACTTCGATGAGGTCGTGAACCCTCGTGAGGTCAACAGCGTCAACGCCTACAACCGAGAGATAGCGACACAGCGGCTACGACGGTTCTTCGACAAGGTCATCAGCCTGCCTCGTGACCACTTCGGTGGTCACGAGTACCAGGGCGTCGTCATCTTCATGGGCGGCGACATGATCTCTGGCGACATCCATGAAGAGCTGCGCGAGACCAACGAGGACACCATCCTCGGCACCTGCCTCTACTGGTCCGAGCAACTCGCCGCCGGTTTCAGCATGCTCGCCGATGCCTATGAGCAAGTACACGTCATCAGCGTGTGCGGCAATCACGCTCGACGCACTCGCAAGGAGAGAGCGAAGCTTCGGGCTCGGGACTCCTTCGACTGGCTGCTTGCCCACATGACAGCTCGTGCGGTGTCGGCCGAGAACGTGACATGGCAGATCCCAGAAGAGACCGACGCTCGGGTCACGGTGCAGAACACTCGTTATCTCCTCACTCACGGGAACCTGGGTTTCAGTGGAGGCGGAGGAATTGGCGGGGCCTGGATGTCGATTGTTCGAGGGGACCTGAGACGCCGGCAGCGCGAGAACGCTGCCGGCGAAACGTACGACACCTTGCTCGTCGGTCATTGGCACTGTTACCGAACCGGCGGTGAGTTCGTCATCAATGGGTGCTTAAAGGGCGTGGACGAATATGCGTACTCGCGCTCGTTCGGCCTAGAGCCTCCGAAGCAGGCGCTTTGGTTGGAGACAGCGGACTATGGCCCCTTTGGTCACACGCCGATCTACTGCGCCCCCATGCTCCCCGATGGCCGGATCGATCGCAAGAACGAAGGTTGGTAAGTGACCCGGCGAAGGCTTGACCCGAAGGGCAGCCTGCCGGACTTTCCCTGGCTCTACAAGAACCCCAAGGCCTTCACCAATAGTCCGTCGAGGTACTCGCGGCGGTGCTCTTGGTGCAACGAGCCTTTCTGGATTCTCAAGAACATGTTCCGAGTCTGCCCCAAATGCGACATGAGTGAGGGTGAGTGAGATGGCTCGCATCGGAATCGATCTCGACGGTTGCGTCTACAACTTCGTAGCCGCTCTCCGCAACTATCGCTCTTCGAAGGGCGTCTCATTCGAGTCGATGCCCGAGCCGACATCTTGGGAGGTGTGGCGCGACTGGGGAATAACCAAGGAAGAGTTCATCCAGGCGCAGATCGACGCCGAGGCTGTCGGGCTCTTCCACCAGGGTCAAGCGTACTTCGGAGCCATTGAAGCCTTGAAGCAGCTCAAAGAGGCTGGGCACTCCATCCACATCATCACCCACCGCCTGCGTCCGGCTGCTCAGACGAGCACGATCGGATGGCTCAACGCCAACGACGTCCCCTACGACACGCTCACCTTCACTGGGGAGAAGGGCGGCTACCCGGTCGATATCTGCATCGAGGACAACATCGACAACGCCCGCGCCATCGAAGCATCGGGCGTTCCGTGCGTCCTTATGAACCGTAGCTGGAACTCTCGCGACACCTGGAGTCGACGTGTCGTCTTCTGGCATCAGTTCGTGGAGCTGGTACGCAAAGAGGACGTCCTCCTCCGTACGGCTCGCCCGGCTACAGGCGAGGTCCGTGAGACCTCGCCGACTGGTGGAGAGAAAGGCTCGAAGCCCGAGCAATACTCGATGATCCCGGTAGCCGCTCTGGCTGAGGTGGCCCGAGTCTACGCGATGGGCGCCGATAAGTACTCGCGAGACAACTGGCGCAAGGGATACCCATGGCACCTGTCCTACGACGCCCTACAGCGCCACATCAACTCCTTCTGGGCCGGGCAGGACTTCGACACCCAGAGCGGGCTCCACCACCTTGCCCATGCGACCTTCCATCTCTTCGCTCTCATGACCTATGGCGGAGATCTTGAGAAGTATGCGCAGTACGACGACCGCTATCGGGAGGTGTCGGGATGAGGGGTATCTGCACCAACTGCATGGCGTTCGGGAACGTCCGGAATGTTCCCGTCGGCAACGACAAGGGGCACCAGCGAGATCCCTATCGGGATCAGATCCCCCTCTGCTCCCTCTGCGAAGAGGCGCTTGGGAAGGGCTCGCTGCGCGAGTTCCATGAGCGCTATGAGGACAGCACGACGGTTTACCGCGACGCACTCGAACCGGAGAAGGAAACCGATGGCAGGGTCACGTAAGCCCAACCCCACTCACATCACTCGCTACGAGAGCGAGAGCCACGGTACGAAAGACAGCCAGGGAACGCCGTGGCGGTCTTCCCACTACGACCACGGGATCAACGTGCCGGCGGAGTACACGGACGAGATCCGACGCAAGGGGTTCGTTCGAGTCGATGAGACCAACGCTGACTACTGGGGTCGCTTGCTCGACGAGCAGGACGATGGCCGTGGCGTCGGCTGGACCGATGGGTACCGGCGGATGGTGGAGAGTCGAGCCGGCGACGAGGGGCTCCACTCGGTGCGGACGTGGACCGTTGGCCACATCGTCTGGCCCGGCAAGGCCGACGAGGCATGCAGGGACTGTTCTTATCGGGGAGAAGCGTGATGCGACCCGGCGTCACGGTCGTGATTCCGACCATCCCACCTCGCGTTGACATGCTCGAACGCGCTATCCGCTCGACCATGCTTCAGACAAGGTCACCAGAGGCCCTCAGCGTCGCCCTGGACCTCTCGCACGAGGGCGCGGGTCCCACAAGGACCCGAGCCCTCCGCAACGTCTCTACGGAGTTCAGCGCCTTCCTAGACGACGACGACTACCTCTATCCCAACCACCTCGAAACGCTCATGGCCGTGCAGGAGCAGACAGGCGCCCTCGTCTGTTGGTCATGGTGGGACGGGAACCGAGTCTGGGACTACGAGTGCGAGGAACGGCGCTGCCCGGATAACTGCCATCGACACAAGGCGATGGACTTCGAGCACCCGCACCTCTTCGGGATCACCTACCTGGTGAACACGGAACTCGCACAGCAGTGCGAGTTCCCCGGACCGGAGCCTGGCGAGGAGTTCTATGGCAACGAGGACTACCACTTCCTTCTACAACTGACCAAGCTTACCAAGCCGAGCGACTGGGCTCACGATCCCCGGATCACCTGGCACTACTCCGTCCACGGGGGCAACACGAGCGGCCGAGGCGACCGATGGTGAGCATCTCCGTCGTCGTGCCGAGCATCCCGCCTCGGGTCGAGCAGCGCGCCGATATCCAAAGGCAGATCGAAGCGCAGACGCGTCCACCAGATGAGCTGATCGTTTGGATAGACGAGGTTGGTGCAGGAGCCGCGGTTACTCGCAACATCGGAATGGCACAGGCCAGCTCTGAGTTCATCGCCTTCTTTGATGACGACGACGAGATGTACCCCAATCATCTCGAACTGCTCGAACGCACGCAGCGGAGAACAAACGCCGACTTCGTCTACCCGTGGCACCACATCAGGCCCCCGATGCGCAATCCACTAGCGGTCTGCGGCGAAGATCCGTTCGGGCGACCATTCGATTACGCCGCGAGGCGACAGATCCTGCATGGCATCAACTTCATCCCGATAGCCGTGCTGGTCCGTCGCGAGCTGATGCTGAGCATCGGTGGCTTCCATGACTTCAAATTGGACGAATGGGACCCGGAGCGCTGCGAGATCCTCAACGCCTGGCAAAAGCTCCTACGAGCTGGGGCCTCCTTCGCCCACTGCCCATATAGGACGTGGGCCGCTGTGCGGAATGGCCAGAACACGGCCGGGCTCGGCTGGCGGGAACACATCGGCACCAAGCAACGCGGCTACGACGAAGGAGACCGCTAGTGCTGGAAGTCGTCCAGGAACCTTTCCCTCACGCCATCGTCGACGGCTACTGGGATCAAGACCTTCTCCGCGACGTACGCGAAGAGATCTGTCTCATCGACGTCGCCCTCTGCCGCCGCTACAACAACGAACGCGAGAACAAGTACGACGCCGGGGTGCACCTGTTCGGAGCGCAGACGCGGGCGCTCTTCGATCAGATCCGCTCCTTGACTCCGCTACTCAGCGAAGCCTTCGGTGTCCCCGATCTGGAAATGGAGGAGAACAGCGGGTGTCACCTGATCCCCCCGGGCGGGTATCTCGCTGTCCACACTGACTGGAATCGCAGCCAGGTGACCAAGCTCTACCGGCGGCTGAACCTCCTCATCTATCTCAATGAGGGATGGTCGGAGGAGGGGGGCTGCTTGCACATCGAGGGGGTCGATCCTCCGACGCTCATCCGCATCGAGCCCGAGTTCAACCGGATGGTCGCTTTCGAGGCAAGTGACCGGAGCTGGCATGGGCATCCGCTACCAGCGGAGCGGTGGCGCTTCAGCGCCGCCGGCTACTTCTCGTCACCCGAGCCTCCTCCGGGCTACATGGAAGAGCACGACACGCTGTGGCTCCGATGACCCATATCGCAGTCTGCATCCCGTCGATCGGCAAGTCCGGGCAGATGCTCGATGACCTCATTGCCGTGTGTCGTGCGGAGCGAAGCGTCATCCACATCGGCGTCTACGACAACAGCGCAGATGGCTCCTGTGGTCAGGGGATGCCTCGCCCAGGCTGGACGATCTACGAGGAGTTCAACGAATTCGGCGAGCTGTGGAACAACCACGCACACATGGCCTACCTGAATGACGACATCGTCATGGCCCCCGGCACACTCGACGCTCTCGCTGCTGAGTTCGTAGGCAATGCTGACCTCGGACTCATATCCGTCGATCGTGACGAGGCACGAGCGAGGGTTCGGCCTAGTCGTGTACGGCGCACCGCTGGCACGGTGCGCCAGGGTGGCATCAACTCCTGGCTGTTCATGGTTAGGCGCTTCTGCTGGCCGGGAATCGATGAGCGATTCCAGGTGTGGTATGGGGACGATGATCTCATTTGGAAGATCAGAGAGCGAGACAAGGAAGTCGCTGTCCTCGAAGGTGTAAGCGTCGAGCATCGCCATTCGCTGACACTGAACACGATCCCCGGTGTCGGTGAACTGCAAGCTGCCGACGCGGATCTGTGGCATCGACAGATGGGGCGCCCGTGATCGGCTACGGAATTTGCGTTGGCTCGTGGGACAAGTTCCATCGCTACATCGCGCCGAAGGTCAGAGATCGACCCGTCATCGCCATGTCGGGACAGAAGTCGATCAGCATCGCATACAACAAGATCCTCAACGAGTTCTACGACTACGACCCAGAGCTTGAGGCCGTCGTGTTGCTGCATGACGACCTTGAGATGGCAGACACCCACGTCGAGGAGAAGATCCGAGCGGCGATCGAACCCGACGTTGGGCTTATCGGCGTAGCCGGCGGCGGACCAAGCATGTGGTGGTGGAACCATGACCCGATCGGCCATCAGATAACTGACACTCGCCTGCTTGAGTTTGGCAATAGGCGCTCCGGTGACGTCGCCATGATCGAAGGCAGCTTCATGGTGTTCACCCGCCGGGCGGTCAAGTGTCTTCGATTTGATGAGCGCTACGAGTTCTTGGGCTACGACGATATCTGTCTACATGCTCGGGAGATCGAGCTGCGTGTGGTGGTCGCTGACATCACCACCCACCATCACTCGACCCTTGGCTTCAAATCGAAAGAGGTCGAGGCGATGTGGAAGCGATCCGAGCGGATCTTCGAGTCCAAATGGGGAAGGCCCCATGACTGAAGACTGTCGCTGTATCTGCTACTGCGAGCACACGCTAAGCGAGCACGGCGAGGGCATCTTCGGTCGTCCATGTCTAAAGGACTGCTACTGCTCAGCGTTCGAGCGCTACCTCGAAAACGACGCTGAGCCCTGCGGGAAGCACCCCGGCTGCGGCGTCCATCTCGACGGCTGGTGCTACTGCGGTGACATCGATGCCAGCGGGCACGCCATGGTCTGCGCGGAGTGCTTCGATGGCTAAGCGAGTCCTGGTCACAGGCGGCCGGGGCTTCGCCGGCCGCCACACGATCGAGCATCTGCTTGCTACGACGGATTGGCACATCACCACGCTCGAACGGCCACGGCACCAGCCGTCCATCAGCGATCGCCTCGTGCAACTGCCACACGATCTACGCAAGCCGATCCCCGACTGGCTGAGCGAGGATTGGATCGGCCACGTGGATGCGGTGATCCACCTCGCCGCCTCGGCGGATGTGCATCAGTGCTTAAAGGCCCCGTCTGAGCACGTGCTCAACAACGTGGGTGGCGTACTGACAATGCTCGAATGGGCACGCTCACGGCGCCTGAGCCACTTCGTGCTGGTATCGACCAACGAAGTCTACGGGCCGACCCTCGTCGGCCCGGACGGGAAGAAGGAGTGGTCGCCGATCATTCCCGCGACGCCCTACTCCGGCAGCAAGGCGGCGCAGGAAGCACTGGCGATCTCGTGGTGGCGAACGTTCGATGTTCCCGTCGTCATCACCAACACGATGCAGCTCTTTGGCATTGGGCAACCGAACGAGCGATTCATCCCGACTGTCGTCAGGCACTTGACGCGAGGCGAGCCCGTACCGGTCTATGCCCTCTGGACCGGCAGCGAATGGCGTTCGGCTAGTCGATGCTGGACCTATGTCAACAACCACGCTGACGCCCTCAGATGGATTCTGAGCCGCGGGCCTCAAGCCTCGCCTTCGCGCCCCGCTCGATGGAACATCGCTGGCCCAGAGTTGAGCTGTGAGCGACTCGTGCGGCGCATCGCTGAGCTGCTTGGAGTCGAACCGGAGTTCGAGTTTGTCGAGAGTGACACCGCTCGTCCTGGCCATGAGCTGAGGTACTCGCTCGACACCACGAAGATCCATGACGCGGGTTGGAGCGAGCCATTCGACTTCGATTACGCGTTGGCGGAGACCGTAACGGAACTAGCGAGGGGAAAGCGATGAAGCGCCATTTCTGTGCCGCCTGCGGCTACGACAACCTTGAGATGTTCCTCGACCTCGGGCTGTCGCCAATCGCCGATGCCTATACGAGCGAGCCACGCGAGGTCAGTCCTCGATTCCCGCTTCAGGTGGGGGTCTGCACGGGCTGCTGGCTCGTGCAGCTCTTGGAAGTCGTTGACCATCAGATCCTGTTTGGCACCGGCTACAGCTTCTACAGCTCTGCATCGGCGCCGCTCTCGGCTTACCACGAGGACTACGCCACCGATGTCCTGAAGGATTTCCGTCCTTTGGCAGAACGGCTGACTGTCGAGATCGGATGCAACGACGGCGACATGCTGTATCACTTCGCCGAGGCGGGATGCAGGGTACTAGGAGTCGACCCGGCCTCTGGGCCGGTGTCGGTCGCTCGCACCCACGGGCTCGATGTCCGAGAAGAGCCGTTCTGCCTGAACACCGCTAAGCAGATCGTCGGCGAGCATGGCCCGGCCGGCGTCGTCATTGCCAACCACGTCCTCGCTCATGTCGAGTCGGTGAGCGGTGTCCTTGAGGGCATTGCCTATCTACTGGCCGACGATGGCATTGCTTTCATCGAGGTGCAGTACCTGCCGGACCTCCTCGTGAACAATGCCTTCGATCTCATCTACCACGAGCACCGCAACTTCTTCTCGCTCACGAGCCTGACAAGCGCCCTAAGCCAATGGGACCTACACGTAGCCAAGGTCGAGCTGACCGACCGACAGGGGGGCTCTCTTCGTGTCTGCGTCACCAAGCGGCCAGGCCACAACTCCGGCAGCGATCGCATCATTGCCAAGGAAGCCTGGCTCAATCAGGTCGGGGTCTACCGCGGGTTCCAGGGGCGAATCGAGCGCATCCGAGATCGACTGCTCGACCTGATCCACGGTGAGTTCGAGGGGCAATGCGTCGCTGGCTACGGCGCCCCGGCCAAGGCGACCACGCTTCTCAACTACTGCTCGTTGACCGACAGCGACATCAGCTTCGTGATCGACTCCACGGCCGCCAAGCAAGGCCGCTACATCCCGGGCACGGGCATCCTGATCGTCAGTCCAGAGACCCCAATTGACTCTGCCGACGCGATGCTTCTTTTGAGTTGGAATTACTCCGCGCAGATCATCCGCAACAACGCCGACTATCGAGGTAAGTGGATCATCCCGATCCCGGCACCGATGGTCCTATGAAGGTCTTCGTGTCGCCAGGTGATACCGGCCCCTGTGGCTACTACCGCCTTATCTGGCCGGCACGTGCGGCCGCTTGGCACGAGGAAGTCGAGATCGCCGACGATCGCTACATCGGCTGGCGGATGGATGACTACATCAACTATCTGACCAAGCCTCACGCTGACGTCGTCGTTATCCAGCGGCCATCGAATCAGACCACGGTCGACGCAGTACCCAGGCTCCGTGCTCGGGGGATCGCCGTCGTCGTGGACATGGACGACGACCTCTCCTCCGTCCACCCCGACAACGCCGCCTACTACTGGGCTCAGGAGTTCAACGACTACGCGATGAAGGCATGCGCTCAGGCCAGCCTCGTCACTGTCACAACAGAAGCACTCGCCAAACGCTACGCGCCTCACGGGCGCGTACGCATCCTGCCCAATTGCGTGCCGGCCTCGTATCTCAAGATCCCACATCGAGATAGCGGCTTGGTTGGCTGGGGAGGCGCCCTCAGGTCACACCCGAACGATCTCGACGTGCTCGGAGACTCGATAGCGAACCTGATCGCTGCCGGCGTTGACTTCAAAGTCGTCGGTCCCAAGGGCGGCCTCGGACGGGCACTGAAGTTGGAGAAAGAACCCTTCGCTACCGACGGGGTGCCGCTGGACTATTGGCCAACCGAGTTGAGCAAGATCGGCATCGGGATCGCTCCCCTCGCACTGACGGAGTTCAACGCAGCGAAGTCACGGCTGCGGCCGTTGGAGTACTCGGCCCTAGGTGTGCCATGGGTCGCCTCGCCGACTGCTGACTATCAGAAGTTCCATGCGCTCGGCGTTGGACGCCTCGCTAGCTCTCCTGAGGAATGGGAGTCCGAGCTATGGGGCCTTGTGATCAATCGGCACCTTCGCGACGAGCTGGCCGACGCCGGTCGAGAACTCGCTAAAGCGAACACCATCGAGGCGAACGCTTCCCAATGGATCGAGGCTTGGTCTGATGCCACGAAGAACGCATAGGAGCCCGCAGTGATCCCCAGTCGAGAAGTCATCGAAGAGATCATCATCCGGGAACAACACAGGAGAGAACATGCTCAACGATCTCCTGCACAAGGTGTCCCTCGTTCGGAACATCCGGGATCGATCGAAGATCCGACGCGCTGCTGAGCGCTACCTCGATTCGCGGCACTACACGCTCTACGCCGATTGGGACATCTCTCATCCCGATCGTAAGGCAGAGGCTGCTGAGTGGCTGACGAATCAAGTCATCAACGTACTCGACGAGATCAACTGATCAAAGGAGAAGCGACATGCTCAAATACATCAAGGCCATCGCTGCTGCGGCGTCATCGTTTGCTGCCACGCTTGGCCTCGTCTTGCAGGACGACGCCATCTCCCTGGACGAGCTGAGCGTGCTCAAGGCGGCTGCCGTGGCGATCCTGGTCGCCGTTGGCGTGGCGTTCTCGCCCAAGAACCAGCCCTGACCAGCGACTTGACGGCGCGGTGCGGTGTGATACCATACCGAAGTGACGGCGAGTCACCTGCAAGAGCCCTCGGCCTACCCCCCTGGTCCGGGGGCTCTTCCGCGTCCGACGGAGAGTCATGGACATAACCGCTTGCTCCGAGTGTCGAGCTTTCTACGTCAGCAACCGCGACGCCTTGATGTACGCGTGCGCGTCGGTTGGGATTGTTGAGGGGAAGTCCACTGGCGCGATGTTGCGGCTCTACATGGAGGGCTACCACAACGACGGACATCGGGAGCCGGATTGATGGCAATCGAGAAGCCCGAAGATATCGACGAGGTCTTGGACGCACTAGATCGGGCGGGCGACTTGGACTCGGGCAATATCGAGGACGGCATCCTGCAACTGCACGAGGTATTGCTCAACAGCGGTGCCAACCCCGAGGACCCGACGAACTACCGAGCCATCATCGCCGTAGGAGCGGTCATCGCCAGCTTGCCCCCGGTGTTGTGGGTACCCATCACGGAAGAGCTGATTCGGGTAAGCATGCGAGCCCTGCGGGACCTGAGGAACCGTGGCGGGTCCTAGAACCCGCTTCCGCTACCGGCGGGAGCGGGCGGACAACAAGGAGAACGACACCACCGACCGCAAGGCCTTCGAGCGCTGGCTCAGAGAGGCCGAGCCAGGCGATAGGTTCTTCGTCGCCGATTGCCGCTGGGTGCAATGCGAGCAGGACGGCACGGTCATCTCCGGCGGCGACGAGATCCCCCACGTGCGGTGGGTGACCGAAGCCGATGCAGTGGAGAACTAGACAGGGCTAGGTCGAGTGCTCGGGGGTTGACATGGCGTGGTACACTTCTTTCGGAAGCTACGGAAGGAAGCGTACATGCCTAGTCAGATACGGCCAGGGGATCTCGATCTAGTCGAGCCCGGCGACGATGCAGGGGTCGGCTGGGAGCCCCCGCCGCCGCTCACGGGACGCACGAGGAGCAAGCAGCCGTCCAAGTACCTCGAAGTCATTGCTCGGGCGAGTCGGGGCGCCGATGCTGGCACCCGGCCCGAGCAGATCGGAGATGAGAAGGTGCAGGTTGGTCCGTGGGCGTACTACCCCACGGACCGCAAGCCCGTGGTTGGATACGAGGCCCGCAGGCTCCTGCTCGACACCTTCGGCTCTGACACCAGCTATCACAAGGAGAACGGCTTCTACTACGAGGTCTTGCTTCGGGAGAAGGTTGAGGTGCCGTCGAGCAGCGGCAGTAGCACGCGCACCAAGGGCGTGCTCTGGGTGCGCAGGGTCGTGACCAAGTGAAGACACCCGCCGACAAGCTACGAGCGATGGTCGACGCTGACCGACTGCGAGCCCCAGCAGCGCTAGAGATCCTCGAAGAGTGGGAGTCGGTCGAGCAGTGGGCCGAAGCACTCACCGAGATCGCCAGCGCGATTGCCACCGCCAAGGACAGCATCGAGGCGTACCAGTACGCCGAGGGCCGCGATGAGAAGGCAGACGCTCGCGACGACGCCCTCACTGTCATCGAAGAGCTGCTCGGCTCGATCATGACGCTGGATGAGCTGCCGGACCTGCCGAACGTCAGCGAGACCCCGGCCATGTTCGAGATCGTCACCAAGGCAGCATCGTGAGCACCGCCGAGCGCTACATCGAGCTGTGCGAGCTGGCCAAGTGCGTGGATGAAGATGAGCTGTGATGGACACACTCTCTACCGGAGCGCTGGTTCTAGCGATAGCGGGAGCCACCTACCAAGACGGGCGTTGGTTTGTCGCCGCTGGTGTGTGCGTCGGACTCAGGCTCGCTGCTGAGTGGTGGGCAGGATGAGCACCGACACCACCGAGTTCGAGACTGTCGAGTGGGTCTATCTCGGCCGGCGGATCTTCAAGGGCGGCAAGCTGTCCCACGTGTTCCAATCGGACGACGACATCAAGATCTTCTCCAAGGCCCCGAGGCACCCGGTAGTGGGCGACCTTTACGCCATCGAGTGGAACGGGCAGAGCGCGAGACTCGCTGACGCCAAGAGGCTCAGCGCAACCCACGATGAGCGCCTCTCCGAGTGGCGACTCCGCGATCGCGAAGCTCTGACCAACGACGAGGCACGCAAGGCGACCAAGCGGCTTCATGACCGCAATGGTGACCTCGGTGAGCTGACTCTGGATGATCTCAAGGCGATCATGAGCAAGCAGCCTCAACACATCCGTGCTGGCACTGTCGCTACCGTTCTGTCCTACCTGGGGGCGGTCTGATGGTCGCCACTCAGGCGCACGGCAAGATCGGCCATACGCTTTACCGGTGGAGCCTCACTCGATGGCACGAGGAGTTCGGTGACAACGTGCTGCTAGCCGACGGCGAATGCTACGCCGGCATTCGCGAGCCCGCCCAATGGCGGGCTCGGGTCTTCGCCAAGAGGGCGCTGGATCGGTACCCCGGAGCCGACCAAATCGAAATCACCCGCGGCACCTACGAGGAGTCGATCATCGAAGATCAAGAGGTCGGCACCATCTACGACGCCGATTGGGTCAGGGATGAACGCTGGGTCGAGCACGGTTGGCCGCAGGGGTCGAGCGAGATCGAGTGGGAAGAGGAGTCGCTGTGAGTCACGAACGCTTCCGACTGAACGTCGACCTCGCCGCGATGAACCTGCCCCACCCGAAGCAGGAGCTGGCCGACATGCTGCGCTACATCGCTCGGGATATCGAGAAGGGCCGCGGCGGTGACGCCGCTACAACCTGCCGTGGCGACAAGGTTGGCGAGTGGGCGCTTGAGGACATCTCATGTCCAAGGTGCCGTCGTGACGGCGGCTCCCGTGCCACCAACGTGCTCATCTACGCCGACGGCCGCCTCTATCGCTGCGATCAGCACGCACTCGAAGGGTCGGTGCCGTTATGAGGGCCAAGCCGAAGAGACGATTCGCCGAGCTGGCTACCATCGGCTTCGAGGACGGTGCGATGTGGATCGAGTGTGAGTTGATGGCGCCCCCCTCGATGGCGGGTCGGTCGGTCGACGTGTACTTCGACCCGGCCGAAGTGACGGAGCTGCTGCTGGACGCACGTCGCGCCGCCGTGCGTGGGCGCTCGAACAGTGAGGTAGGTCGAGTCGATGGCTGAGGAAGAGCGAGGTCAGTGCCCCGACGAAGGCACGTGTCACCACGAGTGCGGTGATGCCGGCTGCTGGCGAGTCACGTTCTGTGCCCCGCTGTCGAGCTACGGCGACGACTGGACAGACGAGGATCGAGCAGCGAACCCCAACCCTCCGCTCCGGATCGAGGCGGCGCTCATCATCGAGAAGCCCCTCGGGCTGCCGAGGGGGCCGATCCTCCGTAGAGCTGGCTACGAGCCATGAGCGAGACCGAGATCAAGCTGACCTGCATGCACTGCCAGCGACCCGTCGGCAGGATCGGCGGCTGTCTCGCCAGGGCGTACACGATCGAGATGACCGGCCAGGGCGTGGGGCCGGCGTGCAGGGACAAGGGCTCGTGCCGGCGTGCCCGGCACGAGGACGGAAAGTAGCGACCCCCTCTTCCACCCCGCCGTGGCCGCTGCTACCGTAACGCCGTGATGCGGTATCACACCGGGCGGACCGGGGGAACGAAGTGAGCGGCGAGCACGTGTTCAAGGACCTGAAACGGCAGGTAGCGAGGGACTTCGGCGCCATGAGCCCGATGGCTCTGCAAGTCAACGCGATGCAGGCGGCCCTCGATCGCAAAGACCAGAGGATCGCCGATCTCGAACGGCAGAACGCCAGCCTGTATGCGGCGGTCGGCACCCTTGAGGGGAAGATCCTGCGGGTGGTCAGCGAGACCCGCCTCGGGCTCGCCGTGGAGAAGCTGGTCGACCACAAGAACGGCGATGGCAAGTAAAGCCCCCCAAGGAGAGCGATGAAGATCATCCGGCGGACAGCAATGCTGATCGTGGTCATGCTGCCGGCGATTGCCTGCGGTAGTGACGACGATGGCATAGACGAATCTGCACCACCCGAAGAGTGGTGCGAGAGTCTATGGGAAGAAGGGCTCGCCCCGTCCGACTGGGATCACGCCCGGTTCATGCGCGACTGCTTAACCGCTCTCGAAGCCGGGTTCGCCCGCGACGTGACGCTTGACATCTACGAGGAACGCAAGGCTGCCGGTGGATGATCCGGTCGGAAGACTCGTCGCTGCGTTGGCGCGACGTAGCGGAGGCGAACCATGTCTGAACAACACCGTGCCCCACGTTGGTGGCGCTGGCTGCGAGCGTTCATCGGTGGCTACTTTTGGTGGCCGTGCCCGAGATGCGGGGAGCCGTTCGCTGGGTACGAAGTCACTGGTGCCACCATCGAGCGTGGGGGCAAATCCTGGGCCGTGTGCCCGCCCTGCGCCAGAGACATCAGAGAATGACCCCATCGCCCGCCTGGTGGCCGATGGGCGGCGCCTCAGCGCCGCCTGGGGACAAGCCCTACTCGAACCCAACTCACGCAACGAGGGCGCAACCTAAGTGGTGAAACGAGTCCACGATCTACATGCGCTCCTGGCGCTCAGTCGCCCCGGCGAACTCATACTCGACACCGATTCCATCGTCGGCCAGCACCGACGACTCGACGTCGTAGACGAGCCCGTCGAAGGCATCCCTGCTGTCAGGAGCGTTGACGGCATGGCCATGCCGCTGATGCGCTGCCACATCGACGGCGAAGGCAGCGGCCTCGAAGACCTCATGCGCCTAGGACAACTAGTCGCCACGCAGCAACAGGTGCGGCTAGAGCTAGTCCGGTTCACCTTTCGCCACCACATCCAATGGATCGAGCCATGAGAACATTCCACAAGGACGGCACGTTGCCCGATGACGACGACGTGATCTTCGTGTTCGGCAGCAACATGGCCGGCTTCCACGGTGCTGGCGCCGCCAGGGTCGCAGCGCATCAGTTCGGGGCCGTGCATCGCATCGGTGTCGGGCGTCGGGGCTCGTCATATGCCATCCCGACCAAGGACTTCGAGATCCGCACGCTGCCTCTACCGATCATCAGGGTCTATGTAGACAGGTTCGTCGCCTACGCCAGTGAGAACTCGGATCTGACATTCTTCGTCACCTCGATCGGCTGCGGGCTGGCGGGCTACGAGCCTGCAGCGATCGCGCCGTTGTTCAAGGGTGCCCCAGAGACATGCAGCTTCCCCGACACCTGGGAGGAGCGTCTTGGCTAACGCGATACATCCAGCCAGGATCGATCACGTTATATACGTCGCCTACGGTCTCGAAGAGTTCACCATCGTCGAGTTAGCTAATAAATCTGACGAACTGGTGACGGTCGTCAGGAAGTTAGTTGACAAGAAATTCGCTGCTGGCGAGTTGATTCGGATGAACAAAGGCAGCAGATACAACCCAAGTAAGTACAGGTGGGCTTCCGATGACAGGTGACGACCAATTAGAGAGGAAGGCCGTAATGATCAAGGTTCTCGGAATAGCACTCTTCACCGGATGCGTTGCCGTCTGGCTCTACGCACACCTGCGCGGGAGGAAGCAGTGATGAACGAGGACAAGGCGACCGAGGACTTTGGGTTCCTAACCCGGATGTTCCAGGAAGTCGATCTTGCCCTGTACGACGCGGAGCTGAAGGTGCAGGCGTTCAAGCGCGGTTCGAGACGGTGGCTCCCGGAACGTGGGGTGGCGTCATGAACGGCTGGCTCCTTGCCATGGAGACGGAGTCGGCGAACGCGATCTTCTACATCTGCGTGGCAGCCGTTGCCGTCGTCTTCATCATCTGCGCAGCGTGGGTCTTGCGGGGCTGGGGTCCTCTGCAGGGGCCAGCGGTCAAGGTGAGTGATCCGCCCATGTGGTCAGAGACGACGGTTGAGTACGGGCCAGCAGCGGCATCGAGTGCTCCCGCTGCGGACAAGACCGAAGAGGCGACAGGAGAACAGCAGTGAGATCCCCCACAGTCAACGGAGACCTCGATGGGGCCGCATTTGCCGTCCAGGTTGGAGCCCGACTCCGAGCCTTGCGTAAGGCCAGGATGTGGTCGCTTCAAGACGTCGTGAACCGGCAGGCCGGTTGGAGCGCCTCGGCGATAGGAGCCTGGGAGCGAGGCTCACGCGCCATCAGCGTGCCCCTCCTCTACGAGGTCGCTGCTTTCTACGGCGTCTCTGTCTCGCTTCTACTCGGCGGCGACCGTGAACTGAAGCCGAAGCCCAAGCAACGCCGGCTGGTCTTCGATCTCGAAGCCCTGCAAAGCACTCCCGACGCTGCCATGGTCGAGCGCTTCGTCCGGACGATCATCGTCGAGCGCGGCGACTACAACGGTCGGGTCCTGACGATCCGCGACGACGACATGAACGCGATCTGCACGCTGGTCGGCGTCGAGACCCACGCCGAGGCGATCGCTCAGCTCGACAACTGGGGCGTACTCGCGTGAGCCGAGCCGTCGCCTGGACCGTGGGCGTCTCCGGTCTCCTGGCCTTCTGGCTCTACGTCGTCATCGGCACCCAGAAGGGATGGCTGTGAACCAGCGCAAGTGGGTGCTCCACCTCGATCTCACCCGGTTCGGCGATCAGGGCGACGAGATCCAACACGAGATCGAGCACCTGCTTCAGGGCCACGCCTACCTCGCTGATGTCGCTCCCCATGACATCCGCACGTGGAAAGAGGTCGAGGGGACTTGACGACCAGCGCCATCTGGCCCTAGCTTTACCCCTGTCGTCAGTACGGCGGCAATCCATCATCAACACCAACTGAATGCCGATTCCGTAGAACACCCGCCCAGGCGGGTGTTCTACGTTTGTATCTCCGTGACTCGGAGAGCCCCGGGCGATCGTATGAACGCCAGCTCGGATGTCGTCCGGTAGACGCGGAAAGGCCCGGCCCTTTGGGGCCGGGCCTTTGTCGAGGAGATCACTCCGGCGTCGGCGTCTCCGCCGGCTTGACCTGGTACAGATGCGGTGCCCGGCCGCGACCGGTGTAGTCGGGCGTCGGACCCAGCTTCTCGACCTGACCAGAGGCAACCAGCTCATCGAGGGCGCCGCGGACGGTGGCCTGGCTGCTGCCGATGGCCTCGATGACCTCGGCGAGCTGGAAGGGCTTCGTCAGGGTGAGCACGTGGGCCTTGACCGCCTCGACCGGCACGGCCTTCGCCCGCAGACGAGCGGCACCGCCGAGCTTCGGACGAGAGACGGTGATGTCGAAGCCGGCGGCACGCAGCACCTCGGGCGGCACCTTCAGATCCGTGAACGCCTTCCACGGGACACCCGCCTCCTCACTCCATGCCTTCGCATGGGCGACGAACCCCTCACGCAGCGGTGCCTCGTCCATGTTGGTGGCCGCGTCCAACGCAGCGAAGGCCTTCAGCTTGTCGATCGGGTCGATCGCCCCGGCGACATCCTTGGTCGCCTTCTCGACCTCGTCGGCGTCGATGAGCTGCCTCGGGTCGTCGAGATAGAGCATGTAGTTGCGGACGGCGTCCTCGGGCTTGGTCTTATCGGTGGTGGTCTTCGGCATAGCCGGCACCCTAGCGCTTAGAGAGAAGGATGCGATGGATCATCACGAAACAGGCAAGAAAAATCCCCGTCGACGCGGAAAGGCCGGCTCTCATCGGAGCCGGCCTGATCCTAAAGTCCTGGTAGATCGGCGCTTCTGCGATCTCCTAAGCCGCCGCTTCCCCGGTACCCGCTGGCGCATTGTCCATCGCGATGGGTGTAAGGCAGCGAGTCCCATCGCGCCCGGGGAGGTCTCGGGGGACGCTGGGGTCGTTGCGAGTCCAGATGCGGAACTCCCCGCCACGCTGGACGGCGATGACCTCGAAGGCATCGGCTAGGAACGCTCGCCTCTCTTCGATACCGAGCGTCTCCCAGATCTCGCTGAGGTTCACGGGCAGAGCAACGCCGAGCACGGCGTTGCGAGCTTCAGCGACAGCCTCGCGAGCTTCCATTACCCGAGCCAGACGAGCCTGTTGCCCGTCCTCGACCCAGGACTTGCCCAGAACCCGCCCCATTTCGATCGTGCTGTCCGAGACGAGGAACTCCCTCAGCTCTGCCTCTGCGGTCTCCTGCTCCAACAGCGCGGCTTCTAGGGCGTCTGTGGACACCTCGCCACGAGCGAAGCGATCGCAGCACGGACCGAGGAACTTGGTCCTGAAGACCTCCTCGACCGCTGCCTCGATGACGTCAGCTCGGATACGGGCCGGCGCCGGGCACTTGCCGAACGTGTGGTTGCGGCGGCAGTCGTAGTAGCGGTAGTGGCCGTAGGCGTTCTTGGTGCCGACGCCGCGCATGGTGACACCGCAGCCGGTGCAGCGGATGATGCTGGTGAGCTTGTACGTGGCCTCGTCGTTCCGCAGGACGTTCCGGTTGTGAGCGTTGGCTCGCTGCCACAGATCGAGCGACACGATGCCCTTGTGGGCGTTGAGGTTCACGAACTCACCCGAGGTGATCTCGCCGAGGTAGACGCGAGACTGGACGAGGCGGCGCACACTGTTGATCCCCCAGAGGCCGCCTTCTCTAGTCCGGATGCCCCCTTCGTTGAGCCAGTCGGCGATCTTGGCCCAGGCCATTGGCCCGGTAGTGCCGTCGGGTCGGGGAGCTTCGGCTCGCCGCTCGAACATGCCGACGACCCAGTCCTCCTCGTCGGGGACGGACACCAAGCGACGCGTTCCGATGAGCTTGCCGTTCGGACCGGGCACGCCGTCCTTGCGGTAGCCGTAGGGCTCGGCTGTGTGGACACCGTTGGCGACGCGGCGCCGGGTGACGTCCTCCCAGCCCTTGGTGACGGACTTGAGGTACCACTCAGCCATCCACAGCAGCACGGCCAGGATCAACTGCGACAACTCGCTACCGTCGCCGTAGATGCCGTCCTTGACGGCGATGAACACCTTGCCGTTGTTCTCCAACTCGCGCACGGCCAGGAGACCACCGATCATGTCGCGAGCGAGGCGATCGACCTTCATGACGATGATCCCGTCGGCCTCGTCAGCAAGAACCCCAGCGACGGCTTTCTGAAGCTCCTTGCGCTCGACCGTCTTGCCCGAGACCGAGTCGGACTCATCGAACCAGTGCACGATGCGGTGGCCGTTGGCCTTGGCCCAGGCCTCGCAGGAATCGACCTGCTCGAAGGGCGAGTGGTACGAACCGTTGTCCGAATCCGAGCGGTTGTTGTCTCGGGAGACACGCTTGATGCCGAAGAGGTCAGCCATCAGCGGACTTCCATGAACTCGGCAATGCCTTCGACCGCCTGGGACTTGGTCTTCCAGTAGTGCCCGCATTCGCATGACACCGAGGCGAACCCGCCAGCTTCAGCGAGGGCCTCGCCCATGATCATCTCGCCGGTCTCCTCATCGATCGAGACGTCCTGCACGAGGACGCCTCGACGGATTACGCGGAAGGTGAGTGAGCCGCAGCTGGTCGGGCAGTAGAGACGGCGCATCACTTGGCCTTCCTCAGACTCATCCGCAGAGCGTCGACGGTGATCGGGGCGACGTAACCATGCGGGCTGCGAACGTGCTGCTTGTAGCAGCCGGCATCTTCGACCCACACCGGAGAGCCGACGACCTCGTACTCGCCGATCGGGTCGCTGAACTTCGATCCGACCGGCACGCCGTTGACCTCTGGCTGCTCGGGCAGCGTGATCTTGGCCGGAGCCCATTCGGCGCTGGCCAGCTCGACTCCGCCGATGTCGGTGGAGAGCCGGTGTCGCAGATCCTCGGTGAACGTGTCGATGATGTCGGCGGCGAGATCCTCGGGGTCGGTCAGGGCCGGGTCAAGGTCGTCAGAGACCTTGACCCGGATGATCAGCTCGGCCATCAGGCCACCATCCCGTTGTTCAGGTCGTCGTCCATCGTGCGACCTTTGGCCTCGTACCAGGCCTGCACCTGCGCCCGAGACGCGAGTCCCAGGCGGCCGTAGAAGGCGTTGATCTGTCGTCGGGTGTCGTCGTCCACCTCGACGGTGTAGCTCACTCGTACTCGCATCACTCAGCCGCCTTGTGCTTGTGCGTGTTGAACTCGTCGTCCGCCTCTGCCCGGCTCACCGCTTGAGCGGGGAAATCGTCGCACTCCTCGCAGTGGACGTCGTAGGCGGTGTGCTTCGACTCGCCGACCACTCGGCCGTACCGCTCGATCTCGTAGGTGACCTCCGTCTCTACGAGCTGCAACGGCCCGTTCTCCTCGATGACGTGGCTCGTGATGGACATCAGGTGTTCTCCTTCAGGTTGTCGTAGCCAATTCGGACAGCGTGCTTGCCCCACTGCTCATCGAGCAGTATCAACAAGCTGCGGCCAGTCTCGGTCAGGTGGCTCACGTGCTCACCCTCACCGATCTGGACCTTCTCGACGCATCCCCAGCGACGCAAGGTCGCCAGGCACGTGCGCATGCCCCTGGCCTCCGAAAAGGGGGTCGTGGGGCCGGAGAGTTTCAGATCGAGGGATAGGCACGTGAGCACCTTGTGATGACCGCTGAGCGACCGAGCTGCCATCTGCTTGAGCGTCGGGGCTGCTGCCATAACCGCAGCGTACAGCTAGTTGTACCAAGTTGACATCCCCCAACGGCAGCGAGAACTTGGTACAACTACTCTGACCAGGAGGTTCAGGGGAAACGGGTGACGGATGTCATGATCGTGAGGGCCGTCGTCGTTCCTGCAAGTCAGTCTCATCGTCGCTGTCGCCAGGAACCAGTCCTATCGCCACCCACACCTTGCGAGCGCAGGATTGGCACACGACGACCATCTCCGGATCAGCGGCCATCTCACGAACGAGTTCGTCGTCCTCGACCTCGGCGCCACACTGGTGGCAGGCGAAGTCACTCACGAGAACCTCCGACGGCTGGCCCGGCTCGCCGCACCAGTGACACGCCGACTCGGGCCAGTGAGCGCAGTGGTCGCAAGGGGGGATGGCCAAGCGGCCCGGCTCTACGACGGTCACACTCATGAGCGTACTACTTGTCCGGGAACGAGGGCGGCCCCCGGCCGAGAGCCGGGGGCCGCAGCGTGAGTCACGCAGAGCGCGACCGCACATGTTTGGCGGGAGAGACACTACTCGAAGGGTCGCCCGTCAACAAACATGCGAGCATCGGAGCTGGCTACTGATTCATGGGTTCTGATGGCGGACCGGCCGAGGATCTCCCTCGGCACCACAACACCAGCTCCGACGCTGGCAATGATCCTAGTCGTCCTCGATGTCGCGGGGAGCCGCATTCAGCTCGACCACTGCTGCTTGACGGATGCGACGAGAGCGAACACTTCGGCGATGCGGCGGACCCGACGAATGGCAGAGTGATAGGTGAATGCACTGCCACGCGCGTCGAAGGGTCCCACAGCGACGCGATAGTGGTACCGGAGCCTCTTGTGGGTGATCGTCATGATGAGTGGATAGCGGATCGCATTCGACTCATCGAAGACCTCGGTCTGGCTACTCACTCGCCTGCCTCCGTCGAGAGAATGGGTCATTCCGCAGGATTGGGACGACGACAACCACGCCCGCTACACCGAGGCCCATCGAGGCGAGGAGGAGGGCGATCATGCGATGACCGGATATCTCTGCTTGAAGAACTCCTCGACTTCACCTCGACGCCAAGCCGGACCCATGGCCAGGACAAGGGCCGGCTCAGGGAAGCCAGACTCCTTGGAAAGCTGGTTCGCTCGCTGCCTGCTGAACCCACGCATCTCACCGATCTCCGCGAGGCCGACGAAATCCGGGATCTCGATGCCCTCCCGGCGGTAGCCGGCCAGCTCGAACTCGGCCTCAACCTCCACGCTGTCGGGTAGCGCTGACAGCTCATCCAGGTCTTGCTCGTAGAGCCAGATCAGGAAGGGCTCGAACAGCGGACACACCCAGATGCGGTGCTTGCTGAGGTCGTGGCTAGCATCACCGCCCGGAAAGAAGGCGGCGCCTTCCTGGGTCTGAAGGTCGAACACGATGATGTGATTCAAGCCCCAGCCGATCTGCGCCAGCAGAGAGCGATCGGCGATGTGCTCGGGTTCCCAGCCAAGCATCGCCAGTATCTCCGGAGCGGCCTCTACCTCACACCCCGGAGTCGCGGCCGATCGCTTCCACTCGACGTCGGGGTGCATCACCATGAACTTGCCCCAGTTCTGAGGGACACCCGGTTGCACGGCCTCAATGATCTTGGTTTGCATCAGAGCCTCCTAGAAAACGATGCCGGGCCGGACGTGTGTCCCACCCATGGACGAGACCATGAGCAAGGTGTCGGCCATGTACCGCAGACCCTCGGGGATGGCTCCTTCAAGCGTCGCCTCGCGCTCGTTGTCGGGGAGCGCAATGATCTCGTTCTGTCGGCGAAATCGGATGACAGAGTAGACCGTCGATCCGGCCATGAGAGTCCCGAGCACGATGCGGTTCTCGCGCCGATTGACGTGTTGGTGGATGCGGCGCTCCCGAGCGACCCGCTCGACGTCTTCTGCCTCATCGGTGCCAAGCGCCCAACCCTCACAGACGACGCCCACTCCGATCATGTCAGGACGTATCAGCTTGGACGTCATGCCCTGATGCTGTGAGATCAGGTCAGCGCTGCGATGCAGGAACCCGCCCAACGTGCGATTCATGCCCCAGACCCATGGCTCAAGCCTGACATCGTTGGCGGTCACCCCGTCTCTGCCCTTGTTGTAGAGGAGGTACAGGTACGGCGTGGCTTGGCCCGAAGGACGCCATCCGTCGACCCCGTTGTGGTGTGCCTCTAGCTCTAGCAAGCACGCCTGTAAGCGCTCGACCAGCTTGCCCACTACGGATCTACCCCTCTTATCCGGCGGATAATATGGCGGAGGTAGAAGAGCCCCCCGACACCCGCTGCCGCGTCCACGGCAGCCCAGAACCAGTTGCCGAGGGCAAGGTTGAGGAGCACAATCGCCGTAAAGGGGAGAGTGGCGGCGAGGTACGGATACCTCTGCACGAGCTTCAACAAGGGGTCGCCTCCCGGAAGCGAGCCCCCACGTTTCCGTGGGGTGCAGTGGGCCTGACTCTCGGGAACGGAAGGCGACCCCTTGCAGGATGTTAGCACGGCCTAGCAGGTTGGAGGATCGAACTGCCCAGAGGTGGCCTCGGCCAGGAACGCCTTCCACGCGGCGGTTGTGAAGTGGAGGACCAGGCCATCCGGTGCTGTCGAGCTGCGCACCATGACTCCTTCCGGAGTCACGCACACTTCGACACAGGCAGCATCTTCGCACGCGAAGCTTCGTTGCCAGAGCAGTGCCTTTTCCGTCATCGCTCGATCCCTGCCTTGACGTGCTCACCGTTCCCGTTCTTCTTCTCGAACACCTCTTCGTCCATCGCCGCGAAACCAGGTGCCGTGGGGACTTGACGATCATGGCGGCGACCACGTCGCCGGAGAACCTTCTTGCGAAGCACCTTCCCATGTCTGTCGTATAGTGCCGGGAAGTCCTCTGCCGCGTAGCCCGCGCCACGCCAACTCAAAGCGCCGTTGATCTCATCACCCATCACCCACGCGTTCCATGCCTTGACCGTGACGGCAAGACGTGTAACTTGGCTCGGATTCTCACGGTCCGAATGCTTCCGCCCAGACCACCTGCGTAGCTGATATGTACCACTGCGCTCAGTTAGATCCACCCCCCGCATCAACTCATCATGGAACTTGTCCGAAAGCTCGGGCTCATAGCTGCTGATGACGTAGTGAAAGGCAGTGGTCACCGACTCGACGAAACCTAGTGCCTTCTCGCGACGAGCTAGAGCCCGAGCGAGTCGAAGCGATGCGTGGACCTCGTCATGGTTGCCCAGCCAACGAAGCACCTGATTCGCTGTTGGAGGCGTGTTCGACATCAGAGTGCCGAGGTCCCATCGAACGAGCAGTCGTGCAGCCGGCGCCAACTTGGCTGGTTGGGCGTATTTGTGCATCGCCAGGACATGCTGAAGGCTGCGCCTTCGACCGGTATCGATGGTGTCCCACGCGTCAGGCGAGGCGTGAGTGAGAACGATTGTGCGGAACGTCTCACTCTTCTCGATGCATGCTTCCAGACGTGTTTGCCCGTCCATCAACCGACCCCAGGGTGGGAAGCGTTCATCGTCACAGAAGGAGATCGTGCTCCCGTTGACGAACCACACCCCATCCGCCATGTCCTCGCCATAGCGATCGATGTGGCCGTCGCTCTTCGGACGGTTGCGTTCGTTGCCAGCGAGCATCTGCTTGGCGATCTCGGGGGTGATCCACATGATCCGGACCTCTTCGGTCCAGACCTCTTCCTCCGACGGCGTCTTCTCGGATCTAACTGTCGAGGCCATCTGCACCACCTTGGGGTTCGAGGACTGTGTCGCCATCGTAGCAAAACTTGGTGGGCCGAGGGGCATACCCTTGCCCCCCGGCCCGGGGAAGTGTTTAGCGATGACGGGACTTGAACCCGCGACATCACGCGCCAGAGGCGTGCGCTCATACCAACTGAGCTACATCACACTTTTGATATCGGACGTTGGCTTGCCCGTGTCTAAACCGGAAGAATCTTGCCATTAGATCATCCCGCCATGTGGAGGCGGGAGCGGGGATCGAACCCGCATGTCCCCGGATTGGGCTCACCTGTCCGAAGGTTTAGCTTGAGCTTAAGCTTGGAGCGAGAGCTTCAGCTTGATTCATGAGCTTGAGCTTGAACTTGAACTTGTGCTCCACTCCCTCTCGGGAGATCTATGGGGCGAGAAGATACTCGAACACAGGGCTGCCGACCTTGAGGTCGGTGACCGGGGTCCGGTTGGCTTCCTCTCGCGCGAACGTGACGGCGTCGATGAGAACGTCGATGCGATCGAGCAACTGCTGCCGCCGAGAACCGTCGATGGCGCCGGAGAGCTTGGTCACCGTCCAGGTCCCTTCCGGCTCGCTGACCGTGTAGACGTGGACTTTCTCAGGATGCTCCTTCGTCGCCGGGGAGATGCGGTGGTTCTTGAACACCTCGTGAGTCTTCTGCCGCTCTTCGGGTTCCGATCGGGAGACACCGGTCGTTTCATCGGTGTTCCAGATCTCAGCCGGGTCGAGGATTGGGAGGTGAACCAGGAAACCGCGCAACTCGATGAGCTGCTTCTCGAACCACACCAGGTACGAAGCAGGGACATCCGCGAGCAGCACGTCCCCCTCGACCACGATGTTCGCCTTGGCCTCGGTGTTCGTCCTGTCGCGACTGGCCGTGATGTCCCACCAGCGACCGAGATCGGCGGCGAGGCGATCGGTGATGCCCTTCACCGTGAGCTGCACTTGGGTCGACTCCTGCGGGTACCCCTGCTCGCCGTCCACCTTGGGCGCGTACTTCCGAGCTAGCCCATTCAGTGGACCGCTCTTGTTGATGTCATCCGTCGCCTGAGCCCGAGTGCTTTCGGCCTTCGCTCGGGCTCGCCCCTCGACCCCGAGGAGCTGGTTAAGTAGTGTCGGCATGGCTCGATACCGTACCGAACGGTTGGTCGTCGGGGCAAGGGGTTTCTAGCCGGGCGTGAACAGCCTTCCGCGCCTCGGCTTGAACAGTTGAGGTGACCGGCCCGCAGAACCAGCACGTGCAGCCTTCCCTCGTGCACGGGAAGTTCGCTATCACTCCGTTTCCGAGGTCGTAGTGACCCTTGCGGCAGTCGGCGCAGCGTCCGTCGGTCACGGCCCGATGAGACTCAGCGTGGACACGATGTGTTCCCGCAGGTCGTCCGCCTCGGGTCCTCTGAACCTGGCCGGGTCGAGGATGTTGTGCATGCGAGTGATGCGGTCAACGACTCGACGAGACATCATCCCGTTGCGCTCCACGCGCGACAGCATGTCGTGGCCGAGGGTGTAACCCCTTTCGATCTCGACCCCGCCGTCTGTCAGGTGGAGCCAAACGAGCGAACCGCAGACGAGAATCCCGCTTCGCTCGTTTGCGTCTGCCGTGCCGGTGAGCGCCTGCTCGTAGAGCCCGATGGCGGCTGAGCGGTGTCGGTAGCCATGGCCCACCAGGGCTCGTAGCGCGGCGCCCGTGTCGCCCTGGTGGTGGGCGACGTCGTAGTGGCTGATCCACGGTCGGTCGGCCGCGTCATCGGGGCTGCTCTTGGAGTACATGAATTTGTCAGCTTCGCCGATCTCTGTGAGCGTGGCTTGCTCGTCGCCGAGCTTGCCGTACGCACGAGCCCGTAGGGCGTGCAGCATGGCTAGGTCCGTACCCGACAGCTCCTTACGTCGGTCACCCTCGATCGCATGCGAGAGGTCGGCGAGGGCCTTGTCGGGCTGGCCGATCGCCAAGTGCTGACGCGACTGCTGGCCGAATATGCGCGCGGCCAAAGGCCAGTTGTTCGCTGACTTGACCGTCTCAATTGCCAGCCACCACAAGCGGTAGGCCTCCAAGTGTTCGCCGACGTCGTGACGAGCGAACGCCGCGTTGTTGAACACCCACGCTGCTGCTGCTGCTCGCTCGCCGAACAAGTTCGGCTTGCTGGACGGTCGACAGGGTGCTTCGAGGACCATCTTGGCCTGCTTGACCTGCGCATCCGCTTGCCGCAGGGCGTAGCCCCCTCCGTTGCGCATGTCTGCCCGCTTGAGACGCATTGCTGCGCCTCGGAGCCCTTCGACTTCCGCCCAGCCCACCGAGGTGGGCGGTTCCGTGAGCAACATCTGTCTGCCTCCCATTCCAAGGAAGAGCGCAGCGGCGGTCCCACCCACGACGAAGGTTCGACGTTCCATGCCGTCTATGGTAACCCCTGCACTGCTCCGTGTTGATCGGTCAACCCTCCACGACACCCTCAACCGTCGCTCCGGTTGCGCACTCGATCAGCTCGATCAGGGCTCCGATGTCAGCGGAGTCACGGAACCGAGCCACCAGGTCTGATCGTTCCTCGACCCGTTGAACGACATCGAATCGGGTCGAGAGCTTCCAGGCGACGGGCAGCGGCTCGCCGCCGGTGATGCCGGCGTCGAGCACTCGGAGGTGTCCGACGAGATCGTCGAGCATCCGGAAGCAGTCGAGGGGCGGGTCGAACCAAGGCCCAGCCGCGTCGTACTGGGCGATGAGCTGGCGCAAGCGCTTCAGGCGCTCATCGAGCGTCAGTAACACTTCGCTAGACCTCTTCAAGGTAGCCATTCAGAAACCTGTCTCTTGCGGCGACGATCGATGAACCACAGCCCGAGCAGCAGACAGGCGCCATGAGAGACCGCCAACCCGGCGATGAGCGGCCAGGCGCTCCATAGCAGCCAGTAGCTGTACAGCACCGCCCAAGCCGGAACAGGCAGAGCAGCGATCACGAGCACCCTCGTTGCCCTCGGTGGAGGCCGGCGAAGCGCGGTCACGAGTGTGCCCAGTCCCACACAGCAAGGGCATCTTCGCGGTCAGTGCGGCCCGCGGCCTTCTGTAGCTCGTTGCAGTGGCCGATGTACTCACATCGACCTTCGACGTGATCGAGCCCTCCCAGGATCATCCGTAGCTGGCACTCTCGGTGGATCGGCAACTGCTCGGGAGCCAGGCTCTTGAACGCTGTCTGTATGAACCCGCGGTCGGCCTCAGCGATCTCCTCGCGGCAGTACAGGCAAGGCTCGCCGACGGGCGTAGGCACCTGTCGAACGTCGCCGTCATCGAAGATGGCGGCGTCCCAGCGCTCACCGAAGTACATGACCGTCATGACGATCCACACCGGGCGGGGCGGACCCCTCGCGCCCCACCCGGTGCCTGCGAGTGCTCCCGGGAGGCAGACCCTCCTCCACATACGGCCACGCGAAGCGGTCTAGGTCCAACGTGGCCGCGCGTGGGGAGAATGGGATAACGTCCGCTCCCCCGGGAGCGCAGGGACCCTAACACGGGACTAGGCCCGGTGTGCGTTGCTGGTACAGGAACTGCGCATAGGCGGTTTGACCAGCGAGAGTTTGATGGACCGGGTCGATGTACCACTCCGGATGACCCGTCGAGCAGGCTTGGAAGTCAGCGACCCGCAGCGCTCGCCAGGTGGGGTCGGCGGAAGCGTCGACCTGTCGCAGCCAGGCGTTCCACTGCTGGGTCTTGGTCAGACGAGCCCCGGTGAGTGCAGTCGTCGAGAGGTTCGGCACCACGACGGCGCTTGCTCTGGCGTTCGTCGTCTTGATCACCGCGTCGGCCAGTTGGAGCTTCGTAATGTCGAGGTTGGCGTCGAGGGTGATGTCGTTCGAGCCGAGAGCTATGACCACAACCGCCCCTGACTGGGATGGAGCATTGCCCACGAGGCTGTACTTCTGCACCCAAGAGGGGCTCTCGAACTGAGTCCCGCCGAAGCAGTTCAGCGACGTCCGCCAGGCGGGGTCAGCTACGTAGAAGACCGTCAGTCTGCTGGAAGCATCCCAGCAGAGCGAGTCGCCGAAATACACGGCGATGTTCGAGCCGACGTCGCCCGGTACCGGCGTGTTGACCGGAGTCCCGTCGGCGGGGAGGCAACCCACGATCAGCACCGTCAGAGCAGCGGCTGCGAGGGCAACCTTCAATCGACCTATCACTATCCACCCACCATCCAGTTGTTCGCGTCGCAATCATGGTGATCGGCGTACCAATGCACGCGCCTGTCGCGGTCGACCTCGTTGATCGGCGGCACGAAGTTCACGTAGCTTCCGCACTCGTCATGGAACATACGTACCCATCGCCGGACGGTCGGCACGAGCCTGAACCGTCCCCCTCCGCGACCGGTGATCTCCTGATCGCTAAGCTCCGCCATCGGGTCGTGACCTCCCGTTAGGTCCGACTCGCCCCGGGCGCTGTGCGATCGGCGCCTGGGGCACTATGCAACTTTGCAGGGTCGAGCGTACCGCTTGTTACGTCATCAAGCAACAGCTTCCTTGGACGCGAGACAGCCCGCCGCGGGGACGAGGCGGGCTGTCTCTGGGGGAGTGGTTATGGCCGGAAGGCAAACCCCCGGTGTCCTGCCGGAGTGTCGCGCCCCGCCACCGCCCCAACCCCAACCGGGCCTCGACAGTAGCCAGGTTGTTGCCGTGATGGTCTATCACGGCGTCGGATGGGGATCAAGGGGCTGTGGCGAGGAGACCGCAGCGCCTCCCCGCCACAAACCCCAACGGCGAGCACGGGGGCTGGCGGTAACTCCCGTCGCTCACGCGTCACCCATGCTAACGCTCTGACCGCTCCTCGTCCAACGGCTTGATACGTCATCACACGCCGAGTGAGACCGTGATACGGTATCGAGCCGATGACCAGCAAGGCGACGTCCATGCTCCGGGCTCTCACCCCGCCAGCAGCAGCCGGCGATGATGTCGCTCTCAAGCTGAGGGACCGCATGTCGATGGCCCTCGACGCCGGGATGGACCCCGACGAGGTGGCCGACGCCGTCCTCGACCAGCTCTTCCATCATCTCGACCACAGCGACTGCGAGTACCACCGCACCGCTCTGCTCATGTGGAAGGGGCTCGTGAACTGGGGCATCACCGACGCGTACCTGTACATCAACGATCCAACGAACCATGGGAACACGTAGCCTGGTAAGTTCACTCCCGGTGGTGAACGAGCCATGCTGATCGTGGCCGGCGTGATCCTCGCGATCGCGTTGGCAGCCGGGTCACTGGTCGTATCGACGCGCACTCGGCGCTCACAGCAGGATCTTCAGAGTCGGGTCATGGAGGCCCTTGATGTGCTCGACGCCGAGACCGCTGCGGCCACCGATGCCAAGCGCATCATCAGCGAGGCCCGAGGCGGGAAGCTGGTGTCGGTTCCAGCGGCGGCATGGCTGGCCAAGAAAGCCGGAGAGAACAAGCGGACCACCGGGGTGTTGCTCGCCCTGGCGATCATGGCGTCGACCGGAGTCGGAGTCGTGGCCCATCGGGACCCGAAGCCAGAGCCAACAAGGCAAGAACCCACCGTTGGCCTGACGACCGCTATTCCATCGACTTCGACCACGACCGTGCCGTCGAGCACGACGAGCCCCAGCCAGCCGGCGCCGTCGCTTCCCGCTGGCGAGACGACCACGACCACCACGGCATCCACGTCGACGTCACCTCCGCCTGCGACGACAGCGCCCCTATCCGACGAGCTGCTGGTCCTCGCCAGCCTGCAACTCGGCAACGAGTTGCAGGCGAGTGTCCTGGGGCAGGACATCGTGCTCCATGATCTGACGGACGTCCTGGCGGGTCAGATCGGGGACGACTTGGCGGGCGCTAAAGAGCTGCTTGACGTGGTCGAGCGCTGCCTCACCGGAGACGTACCCAGCCCGACAGAGGACTGCCCCCCGCTGTAGACCGCAGCAGTCCTCGATCTGGATGATCTTGCGCAGATCGGGCTCGAAGCGACCCAGCGCCCAATCCGACACGGCGCTCTGTTGCACACCAAGCGCTGTAGCCACGTCACGCTGCCGGAGACCGGCACTCGTGTACGCCCAGCGGATGGCTTCGCCCAGCGGTGACCTCACGCCTGACATCGTAACGTAACAGTGCAGCCCTTACAACCAGAGCCCCCTTAGCGGGCCTGAGCAGGGAAAACGCCTGCTGCCCATAGGTGCTTGACTGTTATGACCGCCACTGCCAAACTGAGCCGCTTATTGACGCCTCTTGGAACCGAGGAAAGCTAATGGCGATCACGGACAGTGCTGTGCGTGACGACCCGGCGGAAGATGCGGCCGTTCGCATTGCACTGCTGGAAGCCGCTGTCGAGCGCTTGCGTTCGGAGATCGAAGCGTACCGGCGGGCCTTCGAGATCATCAGGGTGGCTGGCAAGATCATCGCCATGGGAGTGAGCCCCCTGTGCGAGCAAGGCGGCCCCCCGTCCGGATCATCCAGGGGAAAGGATGAGAAACCCCTGAACATCGCAGACGAGGGACCGCTTGGTCAGCCCCTGTGGTATCCCGTCTCATCCACCGGGGGCTGAGACCTAAACCCTATCCGGTCCACTCCTTGACGACAAACGCCCGGTAGAGTTCGCGGAAGGCGCCCTTCTGAGCGAGGTTCAACTCGCGCCGGGACATGACGAACGTCTCGAAGTCCGTGTCATCCTCGACGGCGTGTAGCCGCTTGAAGATGGCCCCTCTCGGCAGCTCGAAGACATCTTCGAGCGCCATGACGTTGTGGATGTGCAGGCCCCCGAAGTGACGGCCGCCGTTCTCCCACGTAGAGACGCCCGACTGGCGCATCCCGAGCCTCTCGGCGAGCTGCGCCGCGGTCCAGTCGCGACGCTCGCGCTCCGCCTTGATGAGCGCGCCCAACGCCGCGGAAAGCTCCAAGGCGTGAGCCTCACGCCGTGCCGCCACGTCTTCACCAGGCATTTTTAGCCCCACTCCTCTTATCTGCATATCGAGGGTCCACAGTACGTTATCGCACCGCGACTTGCAACGAGTCCTATGTCACGAATCCTACCCGTGGTAGGGGTCGCGGACTGTGGTCGAGTTGTTTGACCAGCCAAAAGGGGCGTGGTACGGTATCACATCACACAGCACGGATGGTGGATGGAAGGAGGTCAGAGGTGCCGTCTGTTCGTCGCCGACCCCGTGGTTCCGGGGGAGTTACCAGCGCGTCACTACTCGCCCAGTGTAGGCGATGCGGCGCCACGAGCACAGCTCGCCTGACCCGTCGAGGAGCGACGGTCTACCTTCCCATCGAGAAGGGCCGCCACGCCGGCTGCGGTGGCTGGTTCCGCCTGTTCAGGAACGTCCCGTGAGCGGCGGCAAGGAACCGTTCACCGGAGCGGAGCTGCGCAGGTTCTTCGAGAGACGCTACTCGGCGAAGAGCTTACGGCAGACCGGCTCTCACCTCTCGATGGAGTTGCCCGACGGCCGCGTGCTGCGCTGCACGGACGACAAGGGCACCGTGACCAAGGTGTTGATGCAGTGGAACGCCAAGGTGCTCGGCGTCAGCTATGCGGAGCTACGGGCTCAGCTCGCTCCGATCCAGAACAAGAACAAGCCCCGCTTCAGACCTCGTACGCATCCTCCCGCTCGACCGGTGTCGAGGAAGGATGCGCTGTCATGCCTCGATGAGCTGATCGGCGACGCGAGGCAGATCAAGCACCAGATCTGCAATGGCGACCGGGACCCGTCTGTCTACCGCCGCATCCACGATGCAGCTCGCTCAGCGCGTGGATCACTGCGCCAACACAACCGGGTGAAGAGATGACAGATGGCCCGGTTGACGCGGTGAGCCTCTACGGCGATGACCCGAGCGTCATCCTGGCTGGCCTGACCGATGGCGCCCAACACGCGACTTGCGAGTCATGTCGAGACGTGATGCGACGTGCTCACGACCTGATCGAACAACTGCTGCTAGGAAGCGACCGTGGCCTTCAGTCCTAACCTCATCCCCATGACCTGCGGCAACTGCGGTCGAATTCTTGACTGCCATCATTCGCTCTTCCGGTCGGGGGCGACTCCGTCTGATGGTGACGCCATGTTATGCGCCAAGTGTGGAGCCCTTGGTGTCTGCGAGGCAGGAGTGCTTCGGCCACCCACACCGGCCGAAGCCAAGCGGCTACGTGGTGACCCCCGGATCGCCATGGCGCTCTTCAGCGCAGCCTCCATCTCTTCCGTCGATGAGGCGATCAAGCGGTGGGGCAAGTGGACATAGACCTAGTACAAGGAGATGACGACCATGGCTAACATCGGCCGGCCAACGAGCGACGAGCCCCTTCAGGTCCCGGCGCCATGGGAGTGGCCTGAGCCCAAGCGCGAGACCACGCCGGAGCCCGAGCGCAAGCCGGAGCAGGTGCCAGCGGGGGTCTAGGTGTTCTGCTCGATCCTCGAATGTGTTGAGCACGGGCGTCAGGGTGTGATCGGCGTTCAACGGACGCAGGGCTACACCGTCACGCTCGACAACGGCACTCGCTCAGAGGGCACCTGGCCGGCGACGCCGCGATCGCGATGTCCCATCTGTGATGGACGGCTCTCCTTCTACACCTACCCCGGCGGGGCCTGAGCTTCGCGGTATACGTCAAGCTGAAGAAGATCTAGACAGACTGCGTCGATGGCCACCGGACTCCCTGGTCTTCTCGCCAGACGGAGAGCCATGGTGTCGCTTCATCGTCGGTACGACAGAGTGCGTCTATCAGGACGCCTGTCTCAATCCCCGTCACAACATCCCGAGCTGTAAGCGCTGTGGTTGGCAGTGGGATGGCTTTGGCGACCCTCCGCGGGCCTGTCAGAGGTGTAAGTGCTCGAAGTGTGGCTGGCAATATCCAGGCACCAAGGAACTGCCAGATCCATGCAGTGTCTGCAAGGCGAATCTCTATCTCGAACCCGCCGACCCGAAGGACCCATGGAACGTGGACGTACGAATCAAGCACGATCACTGGGGACGCTACGTTCTCCCCCATCCGATCACCGGCAAGGAGACCCACTTCACTCGGGTCACTACGGCGGCAGGTGCTCTTGAAGACACGTACGGGCTCATGGACTGGAAGGCCCGCATGGTCGCCTTCGGCATGGGTCAACGTGCAGACCTCGTCACCCTTGCTGCATCGGCGAACGGCTCGGATGACAAGGACGTCCTGAACCAGGTAGTCAAGCAAGCGGAGCAAGCAGCCGCTGTTGACAAGAAGGCAAACATCGGTACGGCACTGCATGCGATGACCCAGCGGATTGACTTGGGCGAGGCCGTGAAGATTCCGCCTGACCATCGCGACAGGATCATCCGCTACAAGACCGCCGTCGCTCAGCACCGACTGGACTTCATCCCCATCTTCATCGAAGCAGTCGTGTGCGTTCCTGATCTCGGGCTCTGCGGCACCATGGACCGTGGGGCCATCTGGCCCCACGCTTCCCTACCAGTGATCTATGACCTGAAGACTGGCTCTCTCGACTACATCAAGGTCAAGACAGCGCAGCAGTTGGCGGCCTACGCCAATGCGACACATCGGTGGGATGGCTCTCGCTGGCACGAGATGCCGCCGTTCAACAAAGAGATGGCTCTCGTCATGCACCTGCCAGCCGAGGGCGATGACGAGCCCAAGCTCTACCGAGTGAACATCAGAGAAGGCTGGCGGCTACTAAACCAGGCGATCGACGTGCGCAGCCTGCGCTCAGGACGGGGCAAGCACCTCTTCACCGAGATCACCGCTGACGCCATTCCGACGCCTTCCGCCAATCGCGAGGAAGAGCTGCGGGAGCGCATCACGAAGATCGTGGCGGTCGCTGCGGCGAAGCAGGCGCTGCTCGGCATGTGGCCTCAATCCATGCCCACGCTGTCCGAGGGGGGCCTGAGCGATACCCAGCTCGATCTCATCGAGGGATGGTGCGGTGAGGTCGAGAGGGAGCACGGGCTATGACCGGTGCTCTGGCTCGTGTCTACGAGTCGCTAATGAGAGAAGCACAGTTTGAGAGGCTGAGGAACTACGCCGAGGCGATCGGGTTGCCGAGAACCAGAGCGGACGAGGTAATGGTACACCTCGTCGCCCGGCGACAACGGGTGGAGTCATACGAGGCGGTAGCGCGTCAGTGCCTCATGGCTGAGGTGGCGTACCGAGTCGGGGCTTTCGACATGGGCTTGGGTTCGCTAGTCGCTTCTTCGATAAATGCCGCGGCAGCCATACAGGCGGTCAGCGGAGTCCTCGGCAACTCTGACCAGATGGCCTACGACGCTAGCCCTGATGATTGCTGGCGCTGTGATGCCAAGCCCGCCGATGGGGCACTCGGGCTATGCACAACTTGCCGGCGGGATCTGACGGAGAAGTGAGGGCTCGGTTTCGACGCCCACACATAGAAGGTAGCCGTTGGCGTTATGGATTACTGATGACGCACTACGACGAGGACACGCAAACCGCTGCCATCAAGGACGACAACACAGGCGGACTCTACGTCATAAGCCGAGAACATGTGCAGGTGCAGGGTAAAGGCCCACGAGGAGGAGCTAAGTGGTTGCCACTCTAGCGAGACCGCTCGATGCCACTAGCGACGGCGATGAGGAGATCGACCACATCGTCTGTTGCATCGATGACGACGTTTCTTTCTGCGGGGAGGACGTTGAAGGTGCGGTGTGGATTACCGATGGTCCCGCCGTCGCCTGCCTTGCCTGCCGCGAAGTCGACCGACGAACCAGTGGATGTCCATTCGGGAAGAAGTGCCCCTAGTGACCGTCTACGACCTCGCTGAGCCCATCGAGGCATATCGCTGGTGGCGGAGCACCCCACTGTGGCAGCCGGCCGCTCAAAAGCTGGCCTCAGTCTCCTTCCAATTCGTCTGGGACAGGGAAGTCACCGCTAGCCCCTGTCATACGACCGCCATACGGTACAACTTCGGTCCACGAGCCTTGCCGGCATGTGACGGGCCGCCATGCTCTGAGCCCAAGAGCGACCAAATCAACGCTCGGCAGTCCTTCTCGATAGCCAGCGGCTGTGGGATATACGCCCTCAAGACTCTGACAGATGCGCTGCTCCAAGTCGAGAGCGGCGGGATACTCGGGAAGGTGCTCCTTGGCGGGAAGGTGTGGCCATACGAGAAGGGCTATCGCGCCGAGAAGGCACAAATAGTCGGCCTCTATCCGCCTAGCGCCTTCGAGCGATACAACAGGTACTTCGACGACAGGATGTTTCTGACGTTGAGCTGCCCGGTTGAAGAGCTGGCACATCGCTACGACGTGGAAGTGCTAGAGCCGACGAGCGGCGAACACGAAGGCATCCTCTACGCAGCCGAGGCACACTTCGTCGCGTCACGCGTGGGTGCGGCGGTTTCGGCTTCGCGGTACTACAGCCATTCACGGGTCTACAGCCAGACCAGAAAGTTTCCCTGGTGAGCGGCAGCAAGTCTCGCCGCAAGGGAGACAACTACGAACGCGATGTCGTCACGTATCTGAACTCGATCGGTCTGCCTGTGCGTCGAGCAAAGCGGGGCAACGACACGGGCGACATCCTCGGGACTCCAAGGCTCGTCCTTGAGTGCAAGGACGCGGTGCAATTCAAGTTGGCCGCTTGGGTTGATCAGATGCAGGTCGAGAAGTTAGCAGGCAACGCTACCTTCGGTGCCGTCATCGCAAAGCGGCCCAGGAAACGAAACGTTGGCGAGCACTACTTCGTGATGACCGTTGAGGACGGCCTGCTGCTCTTGCAGCAGGCCGGCGTGATCGAGCTAGCCGAGCCAGAGGCTCGTCATGGCCTTACATGATGAGGATATCGCCACCATCATCAACGTCGAGATCGGTGATGAAGGCATGGCCGATCTGCTGGCCATGGTTGGCCTTGAGTCATCGGGCAACTCCGTAGACGACATGAAAACCATGGCTGGGGCGATGGGCGTCGAGGCCGAAGATCTGCTCTATGCGTTGTTCGTCAACGAACCTCTCTTTGATGACGACACATGGACGAACCTGACGACAGGGGATGGATCATCATGATCGTGTTGAAGATAGTTGGAATCCTCATTGCGACAGCGATCATCGCATATGCGCTTTACCTGCCCATCATCGCTGAACGCAAGCGTCAGGGGATCGTCAAAGTGGGCGCTGATCTCATTCCCCCGAATCGATTCTTGGTGGTCTACACCCACGATCTCCAAGCAACCCGTTGCCTTGAGCGGGTGCTCCAACAAGACCGCACTCTCGCAATCCTCAGTGATGAGGATCGAGTGGAAGCGGAACGCCTAGTCAAGGCGTTCTACAACGACAAAGGAGATTGAGCACGTGATCTGGTTCATTAGTGCCGTGGTTCTCTTGCTCTTCGCTGTGGGCTGCTTGGCCGCTCCTGGTATCCCCGCAGAAGAGAAGGTGGCGTCCCGCGTCATCGGTGTCGTGCTGGCCCTGATCGCGTTGATCTTCCTCGCCGTGTCGGGCTCGTACACGCAATCGACCGGCGAGACCGTGCTCATCCGCGGTGCCGGCGGCAACGTCATCGACACCGACAGCACCTCTGGCTTCGGGTGGACGGCGCCATGGAACAAGCGAGAGAAGTGGGACACCCGCCTGCAACGGATCGAGCTGGCCGGCAAGGGCGATGATGTCGATGGCCCGGCGGTCCCGGTCCCGAGCCTCGGCAACGACGCTTCGATCAACGTGGCGCTCGTCTACAACATCGAAGGCGAGAGCGTCGAGAAGCTCGACAACGAACACCGCGATCAGGGCAAGCTCGAAGACAACCGCCTGCGGCTCGCCCTTCGCGACGTCACGGCGACCGTCGGATCGGACTACAACGCGGTCGAGATCAGCGGGCAGCGCGATGAGCTACAAGAAGAGCTGACGCGACGCCTGAACGAGGAGCTGACCGAGGTCGACGTCGAGCGAGTCGAGGTCGGCGACATCAACCTGCCGAAGTCGACGCGGGACGCCCTCGACCGGGTGAACCAGCGCCAGCTCGAAGTCGAGGAAGCTCGGGCCAACCTCAACACGGTTCGGATCAACGGCAACGCCAGGCGAGAGGAATCGCTCGCCGACGCCGACGCCGACCAGATCGCCCGCTGCGGAGCCACCGTCGAGAGAGTCGACACCGAGGTTGCCGGCGCCACCACCGAGGAGATCATCGTCACTCCGATCCCCAATGCGCAGTGCCAGAACCGGCTCAACGAGCAGGTGCTGATCTCGAAGTGGATCGACGCCATGACGGAGATGAGCAAGGACGGCACGGTCTTCGTCCTTCCCGATGACCCGAGCCAGATCCTTCAGCTCCCCGTGCCGGCGGTGCAGGAGTGACAGCCAAGGGCGGGGACGGTGACGTCCCCGCCCGCTTCCCTGAGTTCGAAGCTGTGCTGAGCAGGTATGTGAATCGCCTCATGGGCGGCCTGCTGCACCTCGCCATGTTCGGCGAGTACTACGCCCCGGGCGGTGGACCGAACTGCGGCTACCGCGGCAATGGTCAACCACTAGCGAACCTGCGCGGCCTACCCGTCACCCTAGGCGTCGCGGGCATGTCGCTTCGGGAGTGGATCGACAAGGGCACTGAGCACATCTGTGGTCAACAGTTCCACTCCTGTCGCTGCGGGGTGGCCGCTGGTACGGAGCATGATCTTCATGTCTGCAAGTGCGGCGGGAGTTGGCGTGGCGAGCCGGGCAGCGAATGGGTTGTCCAGCTCCCCCATGGGCCATGGGATCTGTGGAGCAATGACTAAGGCGATCGAGACCGCCAAGGCGGCGCTGCGGGCGATGTACCCCGACGTGCCAGACATCGAGGCGATAGCGGAGACAGCGATCGAGGTGGCGCTCGAAGCCCTCTATCCCACCAAGAGCAGCGTTGTCGCCTGCTACCCATGGCGCACCAACGCTGACCTCATCTACGACGCGTGGCGACTCGGGTATGTGACGGGCTTCGTCTACGACGCCACGCCCGGCGCAGGAGGGCTCTGGTCTTCCAGGCTCGGACCAACTCCAACTTCGCAATGCCCTGAGGGCATCGAGCAGATCACGCTCAACCTCAACGGCAGCGACTTCCGGCGATTCTCATTCGAGGACAAGTCCTTCGACACGGTCTTCTTCGATCCGCCCTACAAGCTCAACGGCAACCCCGATGGACTGTCAGAGCTGAGCAAGCGCTACGGCGTCGACGTGCCCGCAAAGGTCGTCGACCGTCACGTGCTGATGCTCGACGGGCTCGCCGAGTGCATCCGCATCTCACGCAAGTACGTACTGGTCAAGTGCCAGGACCAGGTGGCCAACGGTCGCGTCTACTGGCAGACAGAAATGCTGACTCGGTTCACCGAGGAATCCAGCGAAGCGACCCTCGTGGACCGCTTCGACATGCTCGGCCACCACATCCCTCAGCCCATGGCGCCGTCAGAGCGCTATCCCAACGGGCGCGAGCAGCGCCACGCCCATGGCCGACCCTCGACATTGCTGGTCTTTGAAAGGACTTGATGATGGACACAATCGTGATCGTCTTGGTCTTGGCGGGCCTGGCCGTCTTGTCCGAGTTCCAGCGACGAATGGGCAACAAGCTGCTCGTCGCCATGCTCGACAAGATCCACCTCCTGGTCAACAGCAACCTGACCACAGTGATGCAGTCTGAGCTGAACTCGCTACAGGGACAACTCATCCTCATGAGGAGGGTGGAAGCGGTGCCCGGAGAAACCGTGGTCGATCCGAGCGTCGAAACAATCGAGGCGCGGATCAGCGAGCTATCAGCGCAACTGAACGATCGTTACAAGACGGCAGATCGAGAGGCAGCCCAATGAAGCGCAAAGACGACGATCTCGACAACCTCGTGAACGGCTGCGCGGCGGCGTTCGGCTGTGTTTGGCTGGTGTACGCAGCTCTGATCATCTCCATCGTGGCCGCTGTGTCGGTGATCCTGTGGAGGATCGCGTTCGGATGAGCAAGGGGCTGAACATCAAGTTCAACATCACTGCGCCCGAGGGCATCAAGTTTGAGGACATCAAGGCCAGCCTTGATCACAGCCTGCGGGCGCCGACCTTCCGATGCGTGTTCTTCGACGGTCCCTTTCATGGCGAGGTCCGATATATCTACGACGGTGAGCCCAAGCAGTACCTCATCCTCGCAGAGCCTCCAAGGATGGAGGATTGGAACATCGCCGATCGCAACCCGCTGTTGCCCGACCTTCGTGAGCACCACTACCGGCTAGCGAGAACCTTCCGCGAGTTCATGACGGTGCTCTACAACTATGACGGTCCGCGTTGATGATGCAGACGTATGAAGGTTTCCGGACACGAGTCTCACTCTCCCTTGAGGAGCAACGACTTGACGTCCGTCCTGGACAACACGCCTTCATTGCCCTGAACCGAGCACGGCCTGATATCGCCAACCAGATCCGTGGGCGCTACCGGGTCGATCCGTTCTACATAGACGAGAACCTGCCGGAGTTCTGGGCCGCTGTCGAGAAGCTATGGGGATCTGATGTCTCCTGAGAGGAACCTAATCAATGGCTGTTGATTACGATGTTGATGCTGCGAGGATCACGCTTTGGCGCGATCATCACCGCGCCCGGTCTCGCGTGCATAAGAAACGAGCAACAATGATGAACGCCGAATCAACACGCTGGAAGGAGGACCAAAGAGAGATTGAACACAGGTTGGACCAACTACATGAACGCGCAGGTAACGAATGTTCGGCGCTCAAGTCAACACTCAAAGAGCTTGACTCGTTGTATATTGAATATTGGCGTCTATTCTATGAGGGTTCCCAAAAGTTCCCAGACGGGAAGTGGAATGACACCCCGTGAGCTTGCACAAGACCTGATGGCTCGTGGCGCAGCGGTGCTACCGCTGCGCTCCGACAAGAGCCCGGTGACACACCTCGTGCATGATGGATTCCATGACGCTTCGAGCGATACCCGGGATCTGTGGTGGTTCGAGCACGAGGACACCGAGATGGTCGGGCTCGTCCCTGGCAGCTTGGGGCTCATTGTCCTCGACGTCGACACCAAGGGAGAGAGGAGTGGGATCGATGAATTGAACGAGATCGCTCCGGGCTGGGGTCACAACGACGCCTGGGGGGCGGTAGTCGGAACGCCATCTTACGGTCGGCCGTATGGACGGCCGACCGGCTATCACGCCTATCTTGCCAAGCCGATCACAGCCGAACACATCGGCAACCATGATCTATGCCCCGGCGTGAACGTGCGCAGCGACGCCGGCTACGTCGTCGCTCCCGGCAACATGGCCTATGAGTTCACCCATGGCGACCTCACGGGGTGTCTCCTCGCCCCTGACTGGGTCATGGAGCGGCTGCGGGCAGCAGCGAAGGCCGAGGCTGAGGTGTCGCTCGACGACCCGTATGACATCCCTGACGCCCGCATGGAGGCAGTGCACGAGTGGCACCCGAAGGTGACCGCGGCATTCAGCAGCTTCGACCCCCAGGGGGACCGTCACACGTCCATGACTGTCGCTGTAGCCGCCTTGTGCAACCACGAGTTGCTCGGCTATCCCGGGGCGACGCGAGCACTGTTCATCCTCGAAGAGAACTTCACGAAGGCAGTAAGGGATCGCTCCGACGAATGGGCAGCGAGGCGGGAGTTCCGGCGAGCCCTCGATGGGGGTCGGGCTCGGGTGCGGAGCACCGTAAGCATCGGGCTCGAAGAGCGGGACAAGGATCGTCAGTTCGTGGAGCAGATCATCCTCGAACACGGCGGTAGCCAGGAGGACGTCGAGAAGGTGCTGAGTCAGCACCCGTCGCATCTGCGCATGTTCACGATGCGAGAGCTGATGGCGTCGGACCTCACGTTGAACTGGCTGGTGCGCAACGTCATGGTCGTGCCGACCTATGGCCAGATAGCCGGCGAGAAGAAGACGCTCAAGACCTATTTGTCGCAGTACCTGGCGGTGGCGGTGGCGACCGGCGAGCCCTTCCTGCGTCAATTCCCGGTGGAGAAGCAGGGCAACGTGGTCATGTTCGTCGGCGAGGGCGGCAAGATCCCCTGGACGAGGCGCATGCCTCGCATCGCCGAGTCCGTCGGCATCCGTGACATCGGTGATGCGCCGATACACGCGGTGTTCCAGACAGCACCGCTGCTATCGCCGGCCTTCAAGGGGACGGTGGAGACGGCGATAGAGCAGCTCGACCCGGTGCTCACGATCATCGACCCGTTCTACGCCTATCACGGGTCCGAGACGAACTCGGCGAACATACATGAGGAGGGTGCCCTGCTGACCGCGGTAGCCGCTCCGTTCATCGAGCATGGAAGTAATTTACTGATAGTAAATCACTTCAAGAAGGGCTCGGAGTCGAGGGGGATCAACCGCATCACGATGGCGGGCTCGGGTGAGTGGGTCGACTCCTGGATCTTCACCGAGGAGAGGGAGTCGGCTGACCTCAACAGTGGCGACTTCTACATCGCTGCGGAGTTCGGCTCCCGCCAGTGGGGCGGGAGCCGCTGGGAGATCGACTTCAACATCGGGGTGCAGAACGCCATGGGGGAAGAGCCAGACTCTCCGATCCACTTCGAGCTACGGAGGAGCTACTCGTGAACGTCTTCCGTCTCTGGCTACGTCGTCGGCGTCAGCGACGCTGCCTGCATGCCTGGCGGCCAGATCCACCCGGCTGGTGCTGTATGTGGTGTGACGCTCCCGCACCTCCGGGCCACGGCGGCATGTTCAGCTACGAAGGTGAGGGGCAGTGAAGAAGATCCCGACGCTCTTCAAGCGCGACCCCGACGACATGCGTCGCCTGTTACCCGAGGTCACTCCCGGCTGCGAGTGGGTGCTAGCCGGCGAAGGCATAGCGACTCGCAAGTACGACGGAGTCTGTGTCCGGCTGACGGCGGATGCTCAGTGGTGGGCTCGGCGAGAGGTGAAGCCCGGGAAGGAAGCGCCGACTGCGTTTGTAGAGGTCGACTACGACCCGGTGACCGACAAGCGATACGGCTGGGAGCCGATCGAGCAGACCGGCTGGGGCAAGTTCCTGGCCGAGGCGGACTTTGACGTCGAGTCGCTTCTAGACGCCGGCACCTTCGAGCTGTGCGGCCCGAAGATCAACGGCAACCCTGAGCACTATGAGACGCATCGACTGGTGCGCCACGCCAGCGCACAAGTCGCCCCTGACGCGGAGCTGCGTCTATCCGGCGTCTCCATCGAGCAGGCGTACGAACGACTCAAGCCCTGGATTCTCGACCTGGGTCAATACGGCTGGGAAGGCGTGGTCTGGCATCACCCCGACGGGCGCATGGCCAAGCTCAAGGCACGGGACTTCGTGTGATGAAGGCCTACCTCATGCCGGGAGCTGACCTTCGTCTCATTCGGGAGGGCCTTTGCCCTCATGGACATGGCCCGCTTGAGCGCCGCGACGACTATGGCTGGTGTGCAGAGTGCAGTGCCGGCTGGTCGATAACTGCCAGCACGTTCGCTGTTCACTTCGAGTTCGAGTTCCGGCAAAGCCACGCATGATGAAATACGAATCGCCCGAGGAAGTCGCGGGGGTGGTGGAGCGCGTCCGTATGTGCATGGCCGAAGCCGGCTATGTGGACCACGTAGATGGGCGTATCGACGTAGTTGAACACGACGACGGCTTCTATGAGATTCGTTGGTGGTGGTTCGTTGATGAGCGTCGACCACCAGCCGAGACCCTTTGGCGAGCACGTGAGCTGTCGAGTGTCGGTGAGCCGGCATGCTTCAAGCATTACGAGGAGGAGTGCTACGAAAACTACGACACAGGGCGAGGGCTTTACCCATGCCAGGCCAGTAGCCGCCTGGTCAAGGATTGCAAGGAGTGATGAATTTGCCGGCGGCCTGTCCAGCGCTGGGCTACGGCTCTTACATGTGTCCGTCGTACTCGCACACCTTCATCATCACGGACTGCTGGTACTGCGAGAGCCTGCTGCCCGAGGTGATGCGGAAGATGGAGGAGTTGAAGGATAGGCAACCGGGGCGGTTCCCGAACCTGCGCGAACTCATACACCCGGCGAACCTCATATACGACGATGCCTACCTAGAGGTCTTTGATGTCGCGGTCAGCAACACGATCGGACTCTGTCCTCGCTGTCTCGCGAGGTTGAGCAGAGTTCGCCCTAGTTCTCCTGGCTATCGGTGATGCAAGCGGCTACTTCGACTTTCAATGCAGCCAGGTCGCCTCTAGGGCGACCTGGCTCTATGACCTCACCGGTGGCGGGCGCCAGAGCCTCCCGCGGAGGCGACCGCCTTCTATGCTTCTTCAGAGATCTCTGTAAACCCCGCCCTGGGGAGGCCCACCGAACCTTTTACCGAATGAATCGCAGTTTCCTGCGAGGCTTCGGAGAGCTGTCCTCGCTCGGCCTGTCGTCCTTTTGCTTCGGCCTCGAAGAGCACTCGTTGCTCTCCAAGGCCGCGACGACTAATGCCCCTCTGACGGGCGAAGCGACCTCGGGTGGCCAAGCCTCTGAGGTCCGCATGACCGTTCCCCGACCGTTCGGGAAACTCTGCTTGTCCCTGACTTCAACCAGTACTCTACCCAACATATGCCCAGATAATACATCATTGTTATTACAACCGTGTAACTTCCGTGTTGCAAATGAATGACACTTGTCGGCTTTGCAGAAAGAGTGAGGCGAAGTGGCTCGTCCTCGACGAGAAGCAGCACGTCTACTGGGAGGTGTATCTCACTCCCCGGCTGGTGCTCGACCTGAAACGTAGGACTCAGCAGGACGCCTACGTCGTATGCAGGCAATGCAGGAAGCAGATCGAACGCTACAACTCTCGATCCAAGTGGCCCAGAGGACTGAAATTCCTACCTTGGAGCTGACCTATGCACAGCCAAGCCCCCCGCCCTCGGCTCATCGCCAAGAGGATGATCTCGACCTGTGAGAAGTTGATGAACGGTGGCGACACCGCACTGAGGGTCGCGAGGGAGCAGCAGTCCCCCCTCCGGGCTCGGAACTACAGCTCCGACCGTGCCCATGGCCGGAACCAGAACGAGGACCACGAGGAAGACCCTGGCTACAACGATCAGACTGGCGCGGTGGCCTGCGCCAGGGCCACTCGTAAGGGCACGTCCTACGACTCCTTCGTGCGGGCGCTGCGTGGCCTCGACCTCAGCCTCACCAAAGTCGATGGCGTCTACGAGGACATCATGGGCAAAGCGAGGCGTCACGAGGCGCAGCGCAAGCTCAGAGAGGAGGGGCAGGTTGCCGGTTCTGGGCGTTGCGTGGCCTGTCATGAGTGGATGCCAGGTGGCGAGGACCGAGCCAATCGGATCGTGAATGGGTTCTGTCCTGGGCATAACAAGGGATGGGACCGGGCCAAGCGAGGCGGTGAGATCAGGTCCGACTACATCGCTCGGGTGAGGCGGAATCGGGGCGTAGACTTGGAGGATGCCGATGAGTCGTGACCGACACACCTGCCCTCGTCGCATGCAGGAGATGGGACCCTGGGATCGCGAGGAGAACCTTGATCGCTGGTCAAAGCGCAGCGGTCTTGTCAAGTCCAAGGAGCCGGCGTGCACCTTCTGTGGCTCGATGCAGCCGGATCGATTCATGCACCTGATCGAGCACGGCTACGAGCTGGGCACGACCGTTAAGGACTACAAGGCGTACTTGCATAACCCCACCGGAGGAACGGTTGGCAAGTTCTACTACCAGCACTTGGATGAAGAGCAGAAGCTTCGCTTCATCCATTTGCTGAACAGCCGAGAGGTGAACATCGGAGTGCCCGGCTACTTCCCTGTGCTCCCCTTCTTCTGTCGACCGAACCCAGCGGGGTGACAATCCAGTGAGTGAAGTGCAACGTCCGACAGTGCGTGCGTTCCCTAATGGGGAAGACGAGGACCACTGGCGATACGACATCTTCCTGCACGATGAGGACCGCTGGACTGGGATGGTGATCGCCTCTGAGGCACGGCTACTGCTCCGGTCCAAGGGTCTCAACAAGAAGCAGGTGATTCAGAGGTTACAGGGCGCTCGACGCCGCTATGCCGGCAAGGTCAACGGTACGTGGAAGGGTGACCGGAGGTAATGGCGCGACCCAAGTCCATTGATGTCCGTCGACTAGCGGTCGAGCTGCACCAGAAGCGTGGCCATCCTGCTGAGTACGACGGTCCATGTTGGGGTCCGACGCCGGCTGATTTTGCTGAGGCTCGACGGCACGTGGAGGAAGACCCCCAAGCCACCTCCGAGGTCCCCTCGAAGGGCCATACGGGTTCGCCACATGAACCCCTATGGGGGGTCGCTGGGATCTCGGGATTTCGTGGGGCCGGATTTGAAAAGACCGTATGGGGGGTCGGCTACGCCCCAGGAAAGGGTATGGGGGTGTTTTCAAATTCTCGGATTTCTCTGGGACGGATTTCGGATTTGTCATGCACATAGTGACGACCGGACCGCGCGACTGTCGCAACAGCGAGGTGATTCGGTTGCTAATGGTCCACCTGCGCGAGGCGATCGGGCCTGACCTCCTAGTCATCCAGGGTGGGGCTCGTGGCTCTGATCGACACGTCAAGGAGGCATGTAGAGCCCTTGGCGTGGTATGTGAGACGGAGTGGGCCAACTGGACTGGCCCCTGCGATATCGAGGGAGGCTGGTGCCGCCCCTTCCATCGACGCCGGCGCGCTGATGGCACCGAATACTGCCCTGCAGCTGGCCCCCGACGCAACGCCATGATGCTCTACAAGTGGGAGCCGGCGCTTGTCATCGCCCTCTATCGGAGACCAGGGGCACCAAGGACATGATCGAGCGAGCAGAGAGGGCCGGTTGTATGTACGTCGAGGTCGACGTGCGCTTCGGGCTGGGCAGGGCCGTCGCTGCTGTCGAGTCGAAGCTTGCCGAGCTGGCCGCTTGAACTTTGCCTAGCCTCTCTCCCCTAGGTATTTTTTTTTTCTATTATGTATTATATATATATATATATATAAAGTAGGGACGATATCGGCCCTATATCGGCCTCGATCCTCGGTTTTTTTTTTCGGGGTACAGGTGTTCGTACGAACAGACGTTGGGGGTACGGGCGTTCGCCCCGAACAGGTGCGCGGGGAACGGGCGTTCGCAGGCGAACACGTGCGCGCACGTACAGACGTTCGTACCGATCGGCCGATAGCGCTCTAGGCGCGCACTCCGCCGCTCTACGTGGGAGACCCGGAAATCGGCGCCGATAGATGCCCTGGTCAAGGCTCTTGACAAGTCGCGATTCGTCCCAGATCTCCCGCGAGGGTCGCCCATGGGTGCTAGGTGCTGCCAGCACTTCAAATGGAGTAGGCGACCCTCTAGACCCCAATGGGAGCACGTCAGTCGGTAGACCCCAATGGGTGGACTAGACCGGGGAGACTGTAACGGGATCGCAACACGTTCTAGACCTCCGGCACTAGAGCAGGGACTACGCTGGGGGTTGATCCCAGGAGAGACCGAGCACCCCGCGAGGGACGGTCCCCAGCTAGAGCACCTAGCGAGCGATAGGGCAGGGATTCACCCCTAGGGGATGCGCTCCGATCTCGGGAGCGTCCCCCTATCTCTTGGTGGGTGACGGCCAGTGCCAGGCCAGGGATATATGGCAGGCCAGACTTAGCCACCGTTGACGGTTCGGCAGTCGTTCCGCGTGAGGGAAGCAATCCGCGGCAGTAGACGACACTTGACCTAGGGGTGAAGGGTCTCCGTAGCGCACGGGGGTTTACGGCTCAGCTATCGGGCTAGTTCCCCGGTAGCGAGCTAGTGGACACTGCCTAGGCCTTCCCGGTCTGCCGCTAGTAGCTATACGGACCGCGCTAGCGAGACCTCGGAGACCTAATGGTCTCTAACGTTGCTCGCTTTAACGACTCGACATCGTCGCGGTTCACTGACCTAGAAGAGGGATGAGGCTATGCCTAGCAACGAAATCGTTACTGAGGATGGTGTCACGGTTCACAAGGGTGACCGCGTGTTCAACTACTACGATCGCGTCTACTGCGTGATCACGGAAGATCCCGACTCTCAGGGATGGTTCAACACAACCGAGGACGATGGCAGGCGGACGCCACTGAACGGGGCTCGTATCTGTTCCGTTGCTTTCGCAGAAAGGAAGGGTTGGTAATGGCAGTCACAACGCGGGCCATCAACGGCCGTACCTATGAGGTTTACCGGCCGGTAGGTCACAAGCGCGGTGGCAACGCGGCGGTAGCGATCTCTGGTCACCTCACGGACGACTTGCGAGGAGAGATCTCGCATGCTGGCAGACAGTTGAATGTCGACCAGGTCGCGGTATGGCGCGGTGATGAGGTGATCGCCATGGTCCCCGCATCATGAGCACCCACCAATGCGACATCGCTACGTGCACGCTCACGTTCCCGACTGATCGGGAGCGCTACTTGCACCGTATGAACGATCACACCGCGGACGAACGCGGCGACGTCGTTCCGGACGGACCTACCACTAGGGCCAGCTCGGGCGCGCCACCCGCGGAGTACGCGGAAGCGAAGAGCAACCGTCGCGCCGCTCGCCGCGCCGCTCGTGCCGATCACGTGATGTCAATGCGAACGACACTAGGGCTCGTGCGCTTCAGCGAAGCTACGGAGGACGGCGCGTGTCCTCGTTGCCACGGCTACACATTCAAGGCTAAGCGCTCCGCTGGTGCGAAGCTCTTTGGCGCCGTGTTCGGGGGGATCGGAATCCTCGCCATGCCAAAGGGTGACGTTCAGTGCGAGTCGTGCGGAATCACATTCAAGAGGGGATGAGGAAATGAGCTACTACGACACTCCGACCTGGTCGGATTTCAACTACCAAGAGCGTCACGGACACCTACCGGACAAGGGCTCTAGCGCGGAGGAAATGCGCGAGTACTTCGGAGATCCCGACGGTGGCGACTACGATCATGAGCACGTGCGCGACGTCATGCGCGCCGTTGGGGAAGAAAGCATGTCGCAACGTATGCGCGAGTTAGAGGACGAGAACGCGGCGCTGCGCGAAGAGCTTGACGTCAACTACTGCGGTACTTGCGGGAGACGAGAGGTTAAGGGCGTGCCCTTCCCGACTCGCGCTCGCCACGTGGCAAGCGGAGAGGTACACGCGACCGACGGTCTCGTTTGTGGCATATGCCTAGTTCGGGACGGTTACGAGCATGTCGGTTAAGCGACTTACCCCGCATCAACGCGAAGTGTGGAAGCGCCTTTGCAAGTACGCAAGCAACGATAACGCTCGCGGCGGCGACGGTTGGGTTAGCGCTAAGGACATTGGGAGTCGGGGCGCGCTTGACCACCTAGTGGCTAAGGGCTACGCGGAGCGGAAAGAGGACATCGGCCCGCGGGGCGGTAGCCACTACTTCTATCGCCAGACCGGCGCCAATTGGGACTGGCAGGGCTAGTGACGACACTTCTATTCGCACTCGCCTACTACGCGTCGCGACCATTCAACCGCAAGCGCTCCGACCCCTACCGGTCAACGCGAATCGGTCCTAACGGAAACGTCATCGTCGTCTATCGCTATCCCGACCCAGGACCGATCCCCGATCCTGGCCAGGGGGACTAGCACCTACCGAGCGATACCGGTCTAGGCGGAATCGGTATTAGCTCGGATGGCTACTAGGCCAGTAGAGCAACAAAGGATGGGAAACATGAACGCATTTCGTTTCTTCGCAATCGTCGCGGGCAAGATCACCCGCGGGACTGTCCTGGCAATCGATGCCGCGGAAGCGCGAGCGATGGTCCGCGAGCACTTCGACAATGTCGCCAACGTCAACGTTCGTGGCATCTAGGTGGACGCACTCGACTACTACGACGCTTGGTTTCGTGGCGTCAATGACGCTAGTCGCCAAGCGATGGTCTACGTTCCCCCGCCGAACGCACAAGAGCGTAAGGCCTATAGCGAGGGATGGCACGCCTACAGCGCTTGCTAGTCGCTAGATCTAGGCGCACTCTCGCGAGTGCGCCTACACCTAGTTATTAGGGCAAAGGATGGGAACACAAAGGATGTTGGAAACCGAGAGAGTGCGTTCGCTCATGGATGGGGTCGAGCGCGTGATCAGTGAGTATCAGAACAAGGACGCTCCGACCCCTACCGATAGCGCTATCGCGTTTGGTCGCGTTCTCGGAGTGATCGACTACTACCGCGAGCGATTCGGCGTGACGTCATGAGTCGTCTCATAGAGGACTACCTAGACGCCGCGGAGCGCATGCGTTGGACACCAGCGACGTTCCTAAAGCGCAAGGGTCATGATTTCGTGCGACATCACGCCGCGCTAATCTGTGCGCTAGATGAGCGCGTGTCCGCCGGACGTGTCGTCGCGGTGTCATCGAAGAATGGTGGCATTGCCTACCTAGAGGTAATCGAATGATGAGGCATGATGTTGACATTACCTACGGTCCGCATCAATGCCCTGACTGCAACTACGTAATGATCCCTCCCGAACCTTTGGGGACTCCGGGCGATGATTCGTGGTACTGCGATCGTTGCGGACAATCCTGGTCGTTAGACCTAACCACCCGCGTACTGTGAATAGAGGTAATCAAATGAGCGACTATATCAAAGACATCGCTGGTGAGACCGTTGCGACGGTCGTTGGCGACATGGGCGCGGTGCGCTGGTTTCTCGATAACGGTCGGAGAGGTGATCGCCTAGCCAGTACCAACGAGCTAATGAGCGATCTCACCTCCGATCTCATGCCAGACCTGGCAGTCACCTTTGACGGTGACGGACAAGTGAAAGGTGAAAGGAAATGAGCAATAGCGCTCCGATCTTTCTCCGGGCGGATAATTCGCCATGGGAAGAGCAGGGTGACGCGATCCGCGCCGCGCTCTTTGGCGAGCTGGTCAAGGTTGGCCACGATGTCGTCAAGCACTATCACTCCGACATCTACCACGATGCGACATGGGTTCAGGAGTACGTGGACGGACCCATGACGTTCTACTACGCGGTACGTGATACCGGTACGTCTATCGGTACCGATCTCGCGCTGGTCGACCGTATAGCAGCAGCAGCGACTTACCGCGTTGATCTCTCCGAGAACCGTGGCCGTTGGACCGTGACTATCCGAGAGGTGAATTGATGAGTAAGACCCTTACGTCTGACGAAATGGTCGTCATACTCCGCGAGGACGCGGGCGACCATTTCTCGTTCCTGACATCAACGCGAGACCGGGTAAACGAATGGCTGGCGCGAGGTGATGGGATCGCGGTCTATCAGAACGAGGACTTAGGTTCTCGTAATGTTGGGGCGCGTCGATTCGTCTCTTTCGGCTCCCACGATGCGATGATCGAAACCGATGATCCCACGCGACAAATGCCAGGTGCTAGGGGTGAGATCACGTGGCGTTATCAACTAGAGGCTACGTATCGCGGCGCTCCGTTGGTGTTCGTTGTCGACAACCCTCGTGATCTCCGCCAAACGAGCAAGCGTTCCGATCTCCGCGACGTGGTCGATTTGTGGTGGTCCGCGACACTGGACAATCACGAGCCTGCGCGTTCGTGGGGATCGGGATACGCGCAAGAGTATTCGACCGATCATGGCACTCGCTCCATTGTCCTCTGGGATAGCGAGGAATTGCGTGATGCTGACAAGTGCGTATTCCTCATCGATGATGGGGATACGGTGCGTCCGTACTACGTATCTGGGCATCCTGCCGATAACGAGAGTCTTTGGCTTAAGCCCTTCCCGACAACGATTCACGCATGCGATGAGTGCGGAATCGAGTTCACGGAACGCGAAGAGGCTTGCGACTCTTGCTACTCGCGTAAGCAGCGCAATGGATTCCGTCCGATCGAATTCGGCACGTGGTCGCTCGGACCGCGTCGCGCCTATCACTTGAAAGTGAGGAGAGGTTAGGCAATGGTGACACTTACGGGTTTCGAGCATGATATTGAGCGCGCTCACTATTATGCACTAGGCGCGATGCATCGCGTTTATATCGCTGGTGTCGCGTGGGATGATCTCTACGCGGTTGCTACCGGTTTCACTTACTACTACACGCGGCACGTAGGCAAGGGTCTCGGCCACGCGTGGGAGGAGTACGCGAAGGCGCTAAGCGAGTTGAGTTCGTAGCTCTACTACGCGTAGCGAGCCTTAAGGGTTCGGTACGCGTCATGGCACTACGAAAGGGAAGGAAGGCTATGCGAGCAATTGAGTTTGTGCGTAAGTATCGGATCACCGGTGAGATCATCGATGGTCCGAATACGTCAAGCGATGGTGGTTGGGAGCACTACGCAATGCAAGTGCGTCTATCCCTCACAACTGGCGTGGGCGAGATTCGACACTTTGAAATGTCGTTCATGGCAGGCGTTGCGTGGAGCATGCCGGAGTTCACCGGTGATAGCGACACTCTTCCTGCTAAGTCGGTTGGGGAGATCATCGGCTCGTTGGCTGACAATCTCCGTAGCCGCGATAAGTCATGGGGCGAGTACGCGAGCGACTTTCATCCCGGTGACCCCAATGACTTGACGGTGCGCGAGCACAACACGTGGGAAGAAGTGATCGCGCAGGGTCGCAAGGTCGCCGATTGGCTTTACAGTCAAGCCATGCTTGACGACATGGAAAGTGTGGTTGAGTGATCGAACTATTCCTCTTAGGCGCCGCGGCTGGCGCGGTGGTCAAGGCGCGGCAAGCGCGCCCGGCCAGGGTCGGCCCTAGACGTCGTAGGGGGCGAGCGTGGGAGCTACCCGGCCTAGATGTACTGGCAAGCGCTCCGCGGCCCTTAGGGGGCGATCTAGGGGGCTATGGCGAGACCCTGATCTCCGGACTCTCTGCCCGTGGCCTAGAGGTCCGCTTAGCTGGGACCGTCACCGGTCCCAGCGTCGTCCGGTACGAACTAGACCTAGGCGACGCTCGACTCTCACGGTTGACGGGGCTTACGAGGGATATTGGCTACCTATTGGGTGCTTCTAACCCTCGCATCCTGACTCCCGTAGACGGTCGGAGCGTCGTAGGTATCGAAGTGCCGCGTAGGGAGCGTGAGCTAGTCACGCTTGCGTCCGTCCTCGGACGCAAGCGTCTAGGGGTCCTAGACGTAGCCATAGGGCTAACGACTGACGCCATGCCAGTAATGGCAAACCTCGCGCAGCTACACCACGTGCTAGTAGCGGGAGCTACTGGCGCGGGCAAGTCGACATTCCTCAATTCGCTTATCGTAAGTCTGCTAGTAGGTGCTAGCCCTAAGGACTTGCAGCTACTGCTAATCGACCCTAAGCGAGTTGAGCTATCACAGTACGCAGGCTTACCTCATTTGTGGCGACCGATAGCCAAGGATGGCGGTGACGCCATAATCGCATTGGTGGCAGTCGTAGAGGAAATGAACCGACGCTATGCGTTCATGGAGCGCAAGGGTTTCCGGAACATCGCGGAGGCTAGGGCGAAAGGCGTTGACCTTCCTTACTTGGTTGTCATCATCGATGAGGTAGCAGAGTTGATGATGGTCGCTAGGGAGCACGTAGAGCCTGCCATAGCGGGTATAGCTCGCTTAGGACGGGGCGCGGGAATTCACCTCGTGCCAGCTACGCAGAGACCAGACGTGAAAGTCATTACCGGAGAGATCAAAGCAAACATCCCGGCTCGTGTTGCCTTTGCAGTCGCTAGCAACACTGATAGCAGGGTGATACTTGACGCCAACGGAGCGGAGAATCTCACCGGTAAAGGTGATCTCCTCTTTAGTACCGGCGGACATGAGTTGACACGAGCGCAAGGCGCGTACGTGACAGACGACGAAATTAGGAAGGTAGTGCAATGGTGGATAAAGCAAAGGTGACGACGACGGTAAAGATTGACGTGGAGATCACGTCAGTCCGCTACGTCAAGGCGGTTGACCCTGACCCTGACCTTTCGTGGTTAGAGCAGGAGTGCTTTAACGACGCGACAGATACCGAACCGGCTGATTACGGTAAGCGTCGTATTGAGGCTTACCGTCAAGGGGAATGGTGGGCGGTTGGGATCTACGCGGAAGCGTTGACTCGCGACGAGACCGTCATTGCTCGGAGCGGAGGAGTGTGGGGAATCGAAAGCGATTCCGATGACGCTCATTTCAACGAGGTTGCTAGTGACGAACGTTCCGAGCTTTCCTCATCACTAGGGCTCGGCGTTGACGGACTCGATAGCGTTCGGACCGATTGGGTTGAGTTAGATGTCTAAGGACGAACGTATTCCGCTTCCCGATAACACGTTCTATCGTCCGATGCGAAGGGGTCATCTTATCCTTAAGGGGCATGAGCTTGACGCTTACTACGGTCCGTTCGACGAGACGACCGGTATCGGTACCGGCATTATCCGCGTGTGTTGCGGAGAGGACAAGTGCGATGACGACTAACGCATTTCGCGTGTGGTCAGAACGCTTGGATACTGGCACTTTGACCAAATCGCAAGTGCAGCAATTCGCGGGTGCTATCAGTACCGTTGCGCTAGGTCGAATGCAACGCGGCAGGCACTCCGCCTTGACTCATGAGGAGTGCGTCTCTCTGTATAGGCGCATTCGTTCGCAGTCCGTTCGCTTGACCGATGATCACACGCGGCAAGGTCACGATTGGCTAAGTCGCTATGGCGCAAAGGTGCTCGCTATGGATAGCGAGACTCATTCCGCCATGATGCTCGCATTCGACCATTTCTCATGGGACGGTCAAATCGTAGATGGGTCGGTATTGCCTATCTGGACTGTTCACCTCACGACTGGCGCGGTTCTGCAATACTTCAATGCGTCATGGGTCAGCAAGGCTTACGACAACGAGCGTGACTCTGCTTACTGGTGGGGTATTCGTGATAGCGAGCCTATCGAACGGTCGGATTACGACTATCTCGATTCGTTTGCTGACGCGGAACGCGTGTCTGTCTTTGCAGACAACGAGATCGACGAATGGAATTCGTTCGTTGATGGCATCCGCGAGCGTACTAAGAGCTTGCGAGGGAAGGTGCGCTAGATGGCACTCATACTGAAATCCGAATGGTGCAAGCACTGCCGCGAGCGAATCACGCTTAGGCGTTATGCCGCGGCTCGACCGTTACCCGGATTCCCCGCGGCGGATAGCGTTGATCTCTGGGTCAACGGTAACGGCGCGTTCCCTGGTGATCAGTCATTGTGCGAGCATCACGACATAGGCGACGACATCGGTTCCTATGGGCATCACGAGCCGGCCGGTAACTCTCTGGTCGTTAGTGTCTGGTCTGCCTATGGGCATCGGTTCCTTTGGGAAGATGGCAGAAAGGCCTGTTTCGCATGCGGAGCGGTTTATGATCTAGTAGCGGACTCCGATGACCCAACCCGCGGCGAGTATGTCAATCGACGCGGTGATGCTGCTATGTCTTGCGCTGACTTGCGAGATCTCGTTCATGGCATAGAGCGCAATTGCGAAGTTGACAATGGGAAACCCTGCAATGGCGGTAGCGAGCCGTGCGAGCACACTGACCACGATTGCAACTGCCTACAGTGCCAAACCTGACCCTCTAGTCCCTGATAGTCTCCGGTACCGAGCGCTACCGTAAAGCGCTCATCAACAAAGGATGGGAATCCAACATGCGTAAGTTCATGATCATGGCCGCACTCGCGGCAACCGTGGTGATGCTGGGAGCGTGCGATGCCGCGCCCGAGCGCGAAGGTCCGACCGCGGAATCTATCGAATCCGCCCTAGAGAACTACGATCGCCGCACGTCTGACACGACCACCCCCGACGCGGATGGTCCCGCGGTCGACCGCGAGGACACCATGACGTCAACCGAGCGTGAGCGTTTCGGTTCGTGGGATGGCACGGGCGACACGCCCTATGGCGACGACTCTGACAACGATGGTCGGTTCTCGGACGTCACGTGCGGAGGGTGGCACGGTAGCGAGCACAAGATGACGTGCACGTATGGCGATGGCACCATTGCTGCTATCGGCATCGACTACGTCAACGCTGGTTGGGTGTGGGGCATCACGCCTATCTCCCAGCCTGGCCAATGTCCCAGCGAGTCAATGTGTCTGGTCACGTGGGACCATGCCACGACGAGCCCCGTGGTCGTGCCAGTCCCAGGAGGCTAGGCCTAGCCCTAACCCTCTAGCCCCCTAAGCCTTGCATTAGGCCCCTCCGCCTACGGGCGGAGGGGCCTTTGCGCGCCCGCACTCTGATTAGTTGCGCAGTCAACTACTTTGAATGGGGTCGACCAGCTCGCACCGCGTGGCTACTGTCAACGCTCGTGCACGAGCGCTCGTGCTCCCCTCAGTAGCCAGGGTGGAGGAGGGGGGTAGTAGGTGGGAGGGTAGGTAGATGGGAGGAGGGATGGATGGGGACGGGGCGCGGTAGAGTGACAGAGTTGTCATTTGTTAAGGTAATGAACAAACTCGCCCCGCCGGCCAGCTATCCACCCTCATGCATAAGTACGCATAGCGAGCGCTATGCTGACTGCGCATACCCCCACCCCGTATACCGATCTAGGGTCACATACCCCCGTAGGGTATGGGTGGAGAGGCGAGCCTAGATGCTAATACCCTGGTCAGAGGGTATGGGGCCGCGAAAGGTTGCGGGGTACCCCCACCCCGTAAGGC